GGCTTCAACGGCGCCAGCATGTTTGCTGCCAAGACGGCGGGTCTCCCCTTCCTCACCACCACCACCTCCGCCTCCGCCGGCCTGCTCACCTGGTGCCTGGTCGAGTGGTTCACAGACGGCAAGCCCACCGCGGTGGGTGCTGCCACCGGTGCAGTGGCCGGCCTTGTGGGCATCACCCCGGCCGCTGGCTTCGTCTACATGGGTCCGGCACTGGCCATTGGCGCCATTGTGGCGATTGCTTGCCTGATCGCTGTGCGCGTCAAGGCGGCCATCCAGTTTGATGATTCCCTTGACACGTTCATGGTCCATGGCGTGGGCGGCACGATCGGCGCCCTGCTCACCGGTCTGTTTGCCTCCAAGACCCTTGTGCCAGCTGATTACTTCCCCGCTGCGGCCAAGGTGCTCGAAGAAGGCGGCAATGCGGGCCTCTTCCTCACCCAGTTCAAGGCTGTGCTAGTCACCTACGGTTTCGTGGGTCTGGCCACCGCCCTGATCCTCTGGTTGCTCAGCCTGGTGATGCCCCTGCGTGTCAGCAGCGAGGAGGAGGAGCGAGGCCTCGATTACGTGGCCCACGGCGAAGAGGCCTACGACCCCATGACCAACTGAGATCCCTCCGCGAGTTCCGATTCCCATGAAAATGATCACGGCAATGGTCCGCCCCTCCAAGGTGGATGCCATCAAGACCGCCCTGGTGGCGATCGAGGTGGTCGGCATGACCGTCAGCGACGCCCGCGGCTTCGGTCGGCAGAAGGGCCAGGTGGAGCGCTACCGCGGCACCGAATTCAAGGTGGAGTTTCTGCCCAAGATGAAAGTGGAGGTGGTGGTGCACGCGGTGGCACATTAACAAGTTACGGAACTGCCGGACCATTTCCGGACTATGTAACATCATTACAAACGGCAGGTCCTCAAAATGGCGGCAATGGTGCTCGTGGTATTGTTAAAATTTTCTACGATACTGCTGAATATCAATTAACTCAAAGTGGGGGCCCAGGAACCACAGAAGGTGGAACTTTTTCTGTAACCCTTTCAACTAGAAATGTACCTAATGGCACAGTATTTCCATACACTATCACAGGTACAGTATCTGCATCAGATTTTTCACCCGCTACATTAACCGGATCATTTACGATCTCGAGTGTTGATGGTGGTAAGACAGGATCATCGACAATTACTTTAACATTATCTTCCGACACAACGACAGAAGGTAACGAAACAATAATCTTAACTTTAAATACTGTTAGTCTTAGTTTAACTTTTGACGTTGGAGATTTTTCTAAAACTCCATTTACTCGAGCCATAGATAACGTTGGATATTTGGTTCCTGGAAGATCATATACTATTGCCACAGTAGGAACAACAGTATGGACTGACCTTGGAGCAGCAGCAAATACAATCGGGGTAACATTTACAGCTACAACATCTGGAATTGTCGATGCTACTAATCTTGTAGCATCAAGATCTTATACTATTCTTACTTCAGGTGATACTGTTTGGACATTATTTGGAGCAGCTAATAATAATGTTGGAACTACTTTTACAGCTACTGGTCCTGGAGTTGGAACAGGAACAGCCATACAAGGTAACGGAACAGCTTTAGGCATATGGATACAAAAAACAATTCAAGTATCAGATTACAATAATATTAGAAACAAAGTAGCATTGGTATTAGGTACGGGATCTATTGATTATGGATATGGACAAAACGTTCAAAGTTCAGAAGTTTCTGTAGAGTCTAGAGTGACAGTAAACGATTATGCTAATCTCAGATATGATCTAATTAATGCTTGGATTCATCAATTTGGTTCTGCACCTGCATTGTTTGCAGCAACTGAATCAGATACTGTAAGAGCAAATAGTTTAGATGCTCCATATACTCAATACGATTCATATGCAGATGTGTTAGTTGCTAATAGATTTAGAGTTCATTCAAGTCAGGCAATATCAGTGGTTAAATCAAATAAATCTACAACCTGGCCAAATGTTACCTATGGATCTCAGTGGACATCTTTGGTATCGTCTACTGTTACGGTAACATTTACAACAGCGGCCAAGGCTAGAGCATTTTTTAACTCCGGCGGAGAAATAAGATTCACCAGTTCTAGAACAGGTGGAACAACCGTCGGCAGTATAGCTTCTCAGAATAATGCTTGGACAACACTATTAACAAGTATCGGTACAGTCGGATTTGGCGGTCAAAAACCAAATTCTGGATTAGAACCTAATGATGGATTAAATTATTATAGGTTATCTAATGTGCTTCAACCGTGGATTAATATTTCTGCATCTACTCCTTATTCTGCCAATGCTTTCAAAATATCGGCCAAATCTGTAGGAGTCGCTGATAACAGTTCTGGAACAGCTACTTCATTAGAATTTTTAGTAGAATGGGTTGATGGACATCTTGGAGGATCAAATCCAGATGGCGTAGATGGAACTCTAAATTTAGCAGTAGCATCATTAGAATCATCTGGAGTTCTACAGCCGTCTGGCGCAGGAACTTTTGTTGTTGAATCTCCAACTATTACAACCACTGATTTAATTCCTTCCTAATTCTTAAATTTTCTTAGGTTCATCTAAGTACTATAAATAAACTGCTATGTTTATTTTAGGAGTACAATATGGATGAGCAGTTCAAAAAAGCTCTAGAATTTTCTAATTATCGCCATACTTTTTCTATTCAAAGAAGAACTTTAAAAGAAAAAATTGAATCCAAACTAGTCTATGGATTTAATGGCGGCATTTTTAAAATTGATAGAGAGCTCATATCTTTCGTCCAAATTTTAATAGATCAAGGCCGTATCAACGGCATTCCACTAATCGATATGAATGAAAACCCTGTGATGATCGATGATCTTACAGAATTCCGAGATGAGATCATAGATAGATATTTTACCACTACCCTAGAATATTATGAACAATATGAAGCTCTTAAAAGAAATAGAAGTGTGGAAAAATTATTAGATCTATGAAAAAAGGTGCATTAATATTTGCTCATAACAGTAGAGATATTGATTATGCTCTAATGGCAATTATATCCGGCGGGTTGGTTAAAAAGAATTTAAAAGTTCCTGTTAGTTTGGCCACAGACATGTCTACAATTGAGTGGATGAAAACATCAGGAACCTATGAAAAAGCGATTGATATATTTGATCAGATCATCGAAATAGAAAAACCTCTTACCGGTAATCAAAGAAAATTACATGATGGAACACAAAGTAAAATGGTTCCGTTTGTAAATGCCAATAGGGCTAATGCTTGTGAAATTACTCCTTACGATCGAACACTATTATTAGACAGTGATTTTTTAGTATTTTCAGATAGATTAAATCAATATTGGGATATTGATCAAGATATCATGATATCAGACTCTATTAAAGACATCTATTCTCAAAATAGGATTGGATATCTTGACAAGTATGTTTCAGATACTGGCGTTCATCTTATGTGGGCTACTACAGTTATGTTTAATAAAAATGAAACAACTAAAACGTTTTTTGATCTTGTGAATTATGTCAGAGATAATTATCAATACTTCGGAGATCTATTTAGATTTAGTACCAGACAGTATAGAAATGATATATCATTCAGTGTCGCTAAACATATCATGGATGGGTTCGAAACTGATTTAAAATTTTCTCTTCCTCCTATTTTAACAACTATGGATAAAGATTCTTTGTATCAAGTCAGTGATAAAGGTAAATTAATATTCTTAATTAGTCCTATGGTTGATTCTAATTTTTGTGCGGCTGCTGTTGATGGATTGGATGTACACGTAATGAACAAACACAGCATGATAAGAAATGCTGACTCATTAATGAGACTGATATGAATTTTGGATATTTGATTTTTGTAGCCAAAGACGAAAAAGTTGACTATGCTCAACTAGCTTACGCTCTTGCATTAAGCATTAAAAATACTCAGAAAGAAGGGTATGACAAGATTGCCTTGGTTATAGACGATCCATCACAAATTGAAGGGTACACATCTAAGTGGGTATTTGATCATGTGATATCTTGGGATCAAGAAACATTTTGGAATGGTCGATCATGGATGGATAAATTAACTCCTTTTGATCATACAGTATGTTTAGATTCTGATATGTTGTTTACCAGAGATTATAGTCATTGGATTGACTATTTTATAGAAAACTCAGAATTATATGTAGCTAATAAATCTTATACATATCGTAGTGAGGTAGTTACCAGCGACGAATATAGAAAAACATTTACAGAAAATGAATTACCTAATTTATATTCATTCTGGACTTTTTTTAAGAAAGATAGTAAATTAGCTGAAGAATTTTTTACACTAGGTCGATATATTATTAAGAATCCTATAGAATTTTCAAATATGTTTTTGTCTGACTATAGACCTAAAATAGTTGGAACAGACGAAGCGTTTGCGCTATCGGCAAAAATATTAGGAATAGAAAATGATATTGCATATCCTTTAGAATTTCCAAGAGTAGTTCATATGAAACCTATGGTACAAAATTGGCCGTGGGCCAGCAACAAGTGGTCAGACAATGTTGGTTTTTATTTTAATCGTGAAGCAAAATTAAAAATAGGAAATTATCAACAACACGATATCGTGCATTATGTTGAAAAAGACAAAATTAATACTGAAATAGTCAACATTCTAGAGGAAATCGCATGGAAGAAATAATGGATGTTGAAAAATGGTTAGCTGAATATAAACCACCAGAAGTTGAATATGCCGCGGCATTTGATCCTCAAACAGGAAGCGTAACTAAGGTTGGACCTGCTAGAGCACTGATTAATGAATTCCATAAAGCTTCTATAGATCAAGAAGTCGCCGAAAAAATACTTCAGGGAAAAATACCATTACATCATTGTTACGTGGATCTCGATTCGCGCACAGTTGAAATAGCAGAGGTTAGATCTATATTCAAGATATCTGACATACTCCATCGAATAATTGGTATAGAATATTCAACATCTGACAAGCATGATATCTATATAGTGTATAACCGATCTGAAAAAACATTAACAGTTAATCTTATAGATGATTTTAATCAGTTTATGGAAGTAACTGATGGTACTACTCCAAATAAGAAAAAACGTATACACTGGAACGGTGATACCGCTATGGATCTTTATATTACAGATTACAATGATCCTAATATATTACATAAGATTCTTAAATTGCACGTGTCTGATCTTGTAGATGTTTCGAAAGTATTTTATGATATCGATCTCCCGGAAAGATTTAGCATCTATACCAAGAGAATTTTTAAAAATTACGCTGTAGAAATTAAATGAAAATAGTAGAATTTGATATAGTATTCATCAGTTATGATGAACCCAACGCAGATTTACATTACGCTGATCTATGTAACAAAGCACCGTGGGCAAAACGTGTTCATGGAGTTAAAGGATCAGATGCAGCACATAAAGCGGCCGCAGCATTATCTGATACTGAATGGTTTATTACTGTTGATGCAGATAACATAGTACATCCAAGTTTTTTTGATTTGGATCTAGATATGACAGATCCAAAGATACAGGTTTATGGATGGTGTGGAAGAAATAAAATTAATGGATTACGTTATGGTAATGGCGGATTAAAAATCTGGAAAAAAGATTTTGTAGTTAATATGAGAACCCATGAAGCTAGCGAAAGCGATCGAGCTCAAGTAGATTTCTGTTGGGAAGATGGATACCGTAATTTTCCTACAGTTTATAGTGATAGTATAATTAACGGCAGTCCTTTCCAAGCCTGGCGTGCAGGATTCCGTGAAGGAGTTAAGATGACTTTGCTTGACGGAGTTAAAGTTCCACCGATGGAAATCAAAGAACGTATCTGGTGGCACAATATCCATAGATTGCGTATGTGGTCAACTGTGGGTTCACACGAAGAGTATGGAGCATATTCTATTCTTGGAGCTCGAATGGGAACCTGGATGACTAACTGTACCGATTGGAATTATATTGATGTTAGAGATTTTGAAATCCTAAGAAACATGTACGAACAAAATATTGATCATAAAAATGTAGAACGTGATATTCGAGAATTAGGAGAAAAAATAAAAATAAATCTAGGATTAGATTGGCCATATTTAGATGAACAACAGAGTAAGTTTACTTTAGACTTATATGATGAAACTATCGAATTAGTAAGGACATACTATAAACGATGAGATACGATATTATATTCATCAGCTATAATGAACCTCAGGCAGATGAGAATTTTTCTAAACTTAAATCTAGATTTCCTTATGCTCAGAGAGTCGATGGTATTAAAGGTATACATCAGGCTCACATCGCTGCTGCTAAAAAAGCATTTACAAAAATGTTCTGGGTAGTTGATGCAGATGCTCATATATTAGATACTTTTAATTTTGATCATGTAGTTAGCGACTATGATTTAGAAAATGTACACGTATGGCGCAGTCGCAATCCTATTAACGATTTAGAATATGGGTACGGCGGTGTAAAGTTATTGCCTAAACGATTGACACAAAATATGGATATTTCTAAGCCAGATATGACCACTAGTATCTCAACGCTATTCAAAGCAATGCCAGAGGTTAGTAACGTTACAGCTTTCAATGTAGATCCGTTTAACACATGGAAAAGTGCTTTTAGAGAATGTGTAAAGCTAGCCAGTAAGACTATCGATCGACAGGATGATGCTGACACAAACTATAGATTAAATGTTTGGTGTACTAGAGGACTTGATCGACCTTTTGGTAGAGAAGCTATTGAAGGTGCTGTGCAAGGAAAACAATACGGATTAGAAAATAAAGACAACAATGAAGCATTAAAAATGATCAATGATTTTGATTGGTTGAGAGAACGATTTGGACGATAAAGCTCGCATACAAAAATTCATTCCTATAATGAATGAGGTTTCGCCGACATTTTGTTTAGCGAAGTGGCATCACACGACCATCTACTTAGGTACAGGAGAAACACATAGTTGTTACCATCCTGCTCCGCATAAGATTCCGTTACAAGAACTTGCACACAAAGTAGACGCTCTTCACAACACTAGACAAAAAATATCAGAACGTGCTGAAATGCTATCAGGCGGTAAGCCGAGTGGATGTAATTATTGCTGGAACATCGAAGCCATGGGTGAGGATTACATCAGCGATCGTAAAGAACGCAATGCTAGTATCTATACCGAAGAAAGGCTTGCTGAAATAAAACATAATCCTTTAAAGCACATAAACCCGCAGTACATTGAGATTAGTTTCGGTAATGAATGTAATTTTAAATGCGGGTACTGCCATCCTAAACATAGTTCAGCATACTACAAAGAGATTAAAGATCACGGTCCTTACTCTATGGTTAAAAATCATCGGAATGACATCGATTGGTTTACTATATACGAAGAAGAAACTAATCCCTATGTTGAAGCATGGTGGAAATGGTGGCCGGAAGTTAGCAAGACACTAACTATCTTGCGTATCACAGGTGGAGAACCTTTGTTACAACAAAGCACCTGGCGATTATTTGATGAATTAGAAAAAAATCCCCAACCACAACTTGAATTGAATATCAATAGTAACTTCGGTGTGAAACCCGTGATGATAGATCGTCTTGTAGAAAAGGTAAACAATCTACTATCAAAAGGTTGTATCAAAGATTTTAAAATTTTTACCAGTATTGATACTTGGGGTAAACCTGCTGAATACATCCGTACTGGATTAGATTTAGAAGTATGGGAACGTAATCTAGACACTTATCTAACCAAGACACAATTACCTATCACATTTATGATAACATTTAATATTTTAACAGTGACTAATTTTCAGTCACTGCTAGAAAAAATATTAGAATGGCGTGAGAAATATAATGGATTTGAACAGAATAAATGGCAACGTATTAGATTTGATACTCCTTTCTTAAAAGAACCTTTACAATATGATATGAATTTATTACCTAAAGAAGATTTCATGCCGTATATGTATAAACATCTAGAATACATCAAGACCAATCTCGATGATAAAAATCGCAGTAAATTTTCAGAACTTGAATATGAAAAATTTCTACGTGTAGTTAAGTATATGGAAACTTCAAAATATTCCGATGACAAATTATTAGAAGGTTGGAGAGATTTCTATAATTGGTTTACAGAATATGATCATAGACGAGGCACAAATTTTGTTGAAACATTCCCTGAATTATCGACATTTTATTTTAGGTGTATGAACATATGAAAATTTTTATCACAGGAATTGCAGGATTCTTAGGAAGCCATTTAGCAGATAGAATGATAGAACTCGGGCACGAAGTTGTGGGTAATGATACTCTCATCGGAGGCTATTTAGATAATGTAAATCCTAAAGCAGAATTATATACCATCGATTGCTGTGAATACGACATGCTATGCGAAAAAATGAAAGGGGTAGACATCGTAATACATACCGCTGCGACTGCACACGAAGGTCTTAGCGTGTTTAGTCCTAACTTTATTACTAAGAACATATTCCAGGCATCTGTAAGCACTATAAGCGCCTCCATAGCATGCAATGTAAAGAGATTTGTATATTGTTCTAGCATGGCTCGATATGGAGCTCAAGGTACACCATTCCGTGAATCTCAAATACCTAAACCCGTTGACCCTTATGGTATAGCTAAAGTAGCTGGCGAAGAAGTGCTTAAATCACTTTGTGAAACTCACGGTATGGAATGGAATATTGCTGTACCACATAATATCGTCGGACCCCGCCAGAGATATGATGATCCGTTTCGTAATGTAATGAGTATCATGATTAATCGTAACTTACAAGGTAAGCCTGCGATCGTTTATGGAGATGGAGAACAAACTCGATGTTTTAGTTATGTAGACGATTGTGTTTTTTGTTTAGAAAAATTAGCATTAGACCCATCTATTATTAGCGAAACAATAAACATTGGACCGGATGAAGGTACTATTACGATTAATGAATTAGTTGCCATGGTAGCAGAAGAATGTAAATTTACTGAACCTCCTATACATTTTCCTGAAAGACCGAGAGAAGTAAAAGATGCAATGTGTTCTGCTGATAAAGCTCGCAAAATATTAGGATATGATACAAAAACAGATGTGAGAACAGCGATAAAGACCACAGCAGATTGGATACGAAAACGCGGACCAAAACCATTTGATTATGGGTTTCCTTTAGAAATCATAAACGAAAAAACTCCAAGAACTTGGCGAGATAGATTAATGTGATTAATTTTGTATTTGAAAATTTAGAAAATTTAGAAAATTTTACAAATTGCCCCGATGTTAATCGCTCTGGTATAAAAAGATTTGCGACCTCACCAATAACACAATTAATGGTATATGGGCCTAGAGGTCAAGAAAATAAGGCAATGACTATACAGAATCTTCCATCTCATTATATGATCTGTTCAGGTGTAAACCACCATCCAGACAATTGGGCAGGAACATCTTTAGCATTTCGAAATGAAGTTAAAAATGGGTTCTCTTATCTAAATGATCAATACCTAACAGATCTTAGAGAAGGTCGTGCGATGTTGTTATTAGATCAAAGCCTTGAAGGATATCAGACAACTTGGTTGTGGGAATATTTTCACACAGAATGTAAAGACTATAATATTAATCCTAGAGCAATAATATACATTACAGGAAATCTTCTCTGTAAAGAACAATATACAAATTGGGCCAACGAACACAATATTTCTGAAAGAATGAATGTATTGCCCTATGCACATTTTGAAGAAGATGTTCATTTTATATCAAAAGAAATGAAATTAGATATTACAGTTGAAAAACATATTCAATATAAAAAAGAAAATGTAGACAAGATTAAAACATATAATTGCCTTCAAAAAAGACTCAGGGCACATAGAATCTGGTTCTACATATATCTTTATGAAGCAAATTTATTAGATCAAGGTTTGGTGAGTATGAATCCATATGAATATACTCAAACATATTTTGAAGGTCGTGTTCCAAGCCAATTAATTTCTGAAAATGCCAATAAAATACTGCCATTATTAGTTCATGGAAAATCTAACATAGAACACAATGACAATTTTTATATTAGAAGAATATTAGATACTGTGTGTTTAGACAGTTGGATTTCGGTAGTATCTGAAGCAAGTTTTGGTGATCAAGATCATACTTTATTTTTAAGTGAAAAAGTTTTTAAACCTATAGCGTGCCTACATCCTTTTATTGTAGTGGGTAATAAAGGAAGTTTAAAAAAATTACGTGAAATGGGGTACAGAACGTTTGAAGGATTTATAGACGAATCCTATGATGAATTACCTACCTTTGAAAGATTTGAAGCGATAATCGAATCTATTAAGCAAGTACAATCTATACAGAATAAATTTGCTTGGTATGAATCGATGAAAGACATTCTGATACATAACTATAATACATTCCAAAGAAATTCTAAAAGAGAAAATCCTGCTTGTATTGAATTAAAAAATCATTACAAAGAATATTTTAATTTATGATAAGAATGCCAAAATATAGAAATCCTGATATACCTAAAGGTTCTAAGATCATAATTGGACTCGGTGATAGTTTTACCGAAGGTGTTGGCAGTTGGTCGAAGTCTACCTATAATAAGTATGATGGATTTATTGATCCACTGAAAGTTCCTAAAGATCTATACGATGAAATGTACTACAATAGTTGGCCATGTCAATTAAGTCGTAATCATTTACCGGATTATATCCCTATTAATCTTGGTATCACAGGTAAAGGAAATCGAGCTGCTGTTAAAGAATTATACTTGAACCCTGCTCTTAAATTAGATAACGCCTCTGGCGGTATAATGATACTGATGTTAAGTGGAATAGAACGATTCGACTTTATTAATAAAGAATATCTAGATCATCATTTCTATACCATGTGGCCTAATCCTCAAGATGAGAAAAGCACAAATAAACAACTATGGGAAGCATACGCTAAAGATCTCTGGAGTGAAAAATTTATACTAATTGAAACATTGATGAATATTAGAGAAGGTGAAATGTTCGCCAAGGCTCATGGATTTGATTTTATAGTTTCTTGCGCATTTGACCAACGAGTACATAAAGAATATTTTTATGAGCATCTAGGATCAGAACACGCTAATTTAATAGAATCGATGCCTTGGGATAAATTTTTGTATCCGAAAGGCTGTAAAAGTTTTATGGAATTATTATTAAATTATGACGGACATCCTGAATTGTCAAACGGAAATTTTTATGAATATTATAGTAAGTTAAAATATCCTACAGAATATATTACTAATTGTATGCACCCTACCCAAACAGGATATGGAATAATGGCGGAAGAAATTTACGAATTTTGTAAACTTAAAGGATATATCAATGACTAACAGTTTAGAAAACTTAGTTAATGTTATACCGGAACCTGTATATTTTAATCCTCCTAATTTTCTTCCGGTGGTGCTATTGAATCACCCGGTGAACAGAGAAACCAATGAATTTGATCATAGATTTTCCGGAACCGACTCTCCAGAAACTTTTGAAAAAAATTTAAAAACTCAACCAGATGATTGGCATTATCGTACCAAAGAAATAGAATATAAAATTAATTCTAATGGGTATCGTTCACCAGAATGGAAAAATATTGATTGGAAAGAAGCAGTAGTTATCCTTGGATGCTCTAATGTGTTAGGAATTGGATTAGCTGAAGATGAGACTATATCACATCAACTAAGTTTGTTGATGGATCGTCCTGTGGTAAATTTAGGAGGCCCTGGAGTATCTTTTGATTTTAGTTTTTACAATTCGATTATTTTATCAGAATATTATCCTACACCATATGCTGTTATAGATTTATGGACAGGTACAGACAGATGTACCTATTTTGACAATACTGAAATAAAAAATTGTGGAATTTGGGAAGAACATCCCTATTTCACTGAATACATCAAGAATGACACTCATTCAATGTTAAGAGCTAAATTTATTAGCATGGCCAATAAGAATCTATGGAAATCTAGATGCAGGTATTATTCTGCAAGTTTTTTTGATAGGTCTGCTTATTATACTGATTCAGATTGGTTACAAATCGATAATCAAGCTCGAGATTTAATCCATCCCGGAAGAAAAAACGCTAAAGATATGGCAAGACTAATTGCCAGAAATATCAGTTAAAGTATTTCTTTTGTAGAATCTAAGATATCTTTTTTAAGTTTCTCAATATCTACTTTAAAATCCAACTTTTTAATTTCGTCTTTATACTCGCTCATGGTATCTAATAACTTAGTTGCCACAGCATCAGGATCTGAATGGGTTAGTTGTTCTTTGATATCAATTTGCCATACCCTGCCGTTAGCAAATTCTAGATGAACAAACTCTAGGTATGCTACCGGCATAGTATTCATGTACAAATCTTCAAAAACTTCTGGCCATTCTTTAACAAGATGTCTTGGCGGTTTAAACAGTGGATTAGGCACTAGCGTCCTCTGAAACTTTAGCTACTTTCTTTTTAGGAGGATCTAATTCATCTGCTTCTTTGCGTAATCTTGCTGCTTCTTTATACATAGCATCTGCTTGACTACGATATGATTTAGCAATATCTGCATCACTTAATGGTGCATTATTAGGTGCTTGAAGTTTAGTTGGAGCTGCTGTTTCAACAACTTCTTTTGTTACTGTAGTTTCTTTCTCAGCACCTTTAACAAATGTACAGAGTTCATCAACAGTACAGTTTCTTTGTTCAGCAATTAATATGTTTAATTGATCTAAAGCGACTTCGTTGTTGTTTGTAGGAGTCATGATAATCGAATCCGTTGAAACTTTTTGCAAACGATTGTCAGCTCTCATAGCCTGTAACATCGGTCTTCCATCCGGAAATAATCTTACAAACATTAATTCACCAAACTCAAATGATTGTTGAGCTTGATCAGTTTCGACTAATTCCATAATTGAATTATGATATGCGTCTGGTAATGTTGCTGTTGGCAATACCAATGCTTTGTCTGATTCGCCTGGTAAAGTTCTAAAAATTACAAGAACTTTTGCTCCTGTATTTTTTACTTTACCTACGTGTTTTAATGGACCCATCTTAAGCCTCCTTCTTGGCTACAGACTCTAAGAAGTTGTTTAACTTATTGTAAGTTTTACCAACTGCTTCTAGTTCGTTACCTTTAAACGCTCCTCTTTGTGATGCTACATCAATAATACTTTTTAGAGCAACAAGATCACTGATATTTAAATCAGGTGCTGCTGCCGCTGCTTCAGGAGCAGGTGCTGCTGCTGGTTGTTGTTCTTGAGTTTGTACTTCTTCTGTCATTTATTTTCTCCTTAGGTATGGCACTAATAAAATTAATTATAGTAAAATATTTATATACTACTATTATTCAGTGTCTGAATCTTGGCTAAATTTTCTGGCTAGAGCTTTATTATAGCCCATCTTTTTGATATCGCCTGAAAACATGTAAAGTTGGAAGGCTGCCTTTTCTTTCAATACTGTTATTGATTTTTTAGTAATATAGTAAGGACCATCTATATTATTTTCTAACCATAGAAGTATCTGTGCTGTGATGGCAAAGTCTTTAGGGAAATCTACCTTGTAGGTTTTAATCTGAGCTTCTTTTTCTACAAAATCCATAGCAGGCTCAGTTAGTCTTAATCCCCCGCTGGTATTATCGCGGACATTCCACCACCAAGTACTGCGATATTGTTTTAGGGTGTTTGTGTCTACGGGTTGATTTGCTGCTTTGAGGAATACCGTAGTATAGGTATCCTTAAGATCCATTATTCTAACCTTTCGCCCTGGGTGAGCTTGTATACTGCAAAATCTTCGGTCTTGAATAACTTGTTAAGTTTTTTGGCAAGATTATATGCGTGTCCTGGATTACTAAATGATACCTTTTTGTATTTAGGTCCAGGATAACTAGCGATTAAGCTACCACTCTTAAGATTAAATGGTTGATCTTTATAGAATACTGCCCAGATAGCTTCGCTATCGAGGATTTGCTCTACTTTGAAATTTTCTTTATTAGCATATTCTAATAATATGCGAGGTTTTGGTCTTGACATAATCTATACATGTCCTAATTAAACACGTATATATTTATCCTGGACCGAACCCTCCACCGTCGAACTTAACGTCTATATTAGTGGTAGATTCTTTAATTTCAGACAATATTTGATGTATTTCTTGCACTGTACGACCTAATTTACTGGTCATAATAGCCAATTCAGAGGTCAATTCTCTAACTTCCTGAATTGAAATGGTAATATTCTTCTGTTGTGCTTTTTCGGCAGCCGAAACTCGTTGTATCAGCTTTTCAACTGAAGGCAAATTATTAGGTAAATTATTTGCTGACATTAGACAGTACCTGTTTCATTTCTAAATCTGTTTTAAATGGTCCTTTATATTCATATCGTTGTAGAGTGATTAGTTTAGGGCAAAATGACTTGACCCAACCTTTCTCAAAACGTATGACATAATAACCTGCGCAGTACAAACTCTTACTATCACCGCTCTTTGTGAATAGTGGTAATTTGCGTTGAATATCGAACATGGCGTTGTGTGGTTCTACACTAGTAGAATATCCATGCACTTCATTAGGTTGTGCATCGTTGGCTTCTCGAACAATTTTAGCAACAAAGAAATCTTTACCAAATTGACGTGTTAAACTTTCTTTATTAGGATAAACTTTAATACCGGCTTCATTGCTCATAACAAAATGATCGTCTTCATTTTTTCTTAATGTAGCAACCTTTTCACCGTCTTGTTCAACGATCCAAAATTTGTTTTCTATAATTGGTTTAGCATGTAGTTCGTTCATAATAATCTCCCTGCATCCTTTTGTTTTATTGATGCATGTAGTTTCATACAGACATGGTTTTTGATTCAACAACATATCTTGCATTTAATGGCTCCGCATAGCTCTGTGCTTGATCTGAAATCTTTTTAAGATCATACAAGTGACAGAATTTCATTAATCTAATTCCAACCTGACTAATATTTTTATTTGCACTAGTTCCCAATCTGATAGTTTCTTTAATAATTTCTTTAATATCATCAGGCTGATGATTTAGATCAATTAATCTACGATTTCGTTCATAATCTTCTAGTACACGGTGTTCCTTACCTTCGTGATCGGTCCAACGTTGTAACATTAAATTATTCCAGTTAAATCCTTTGTTATTACGATCTTCAAAAGCTTCTGTAAGTCCGACCTTTTTACTTGTGCCTTTGGTACGTACACCTGGATATGCTGAAAACACATTATCCGATGTATCGCCACGCATACATTTTTCAAATAACTGCCATTCTGGATTAGGTGCTGCCTTAGGCTCCTGCGTTTTCTTATCGATAATAGATTTACCTTTGTCATCAAAGTAACCTTCGTGTGTAATAGTAGTTTCCATCACACCATTATATTGTTTGACGTTAGGAGCAATTAATTGGGCAAAATCTGTATCTGTTGAAATAATCACATGATTATCGTCTGGATGCCCTTGTATCCATCCTGCAATTAAATCATCTGCTTCTAATCGTGGATTTTGTAAAACAGTACAATTAGTTTTATCATTAATAAATTCTTTAAATGTATCAAAGGCTTCCCAAAATACTCGATCTTCTTCTTGTTCACGTTCTGTGTGTGCTGCACGTGCTTCTGCTCGCTGTGCTTTGTATGGAGTATAAAAATCTTTACGCCAACTGCGACCTTCTAAACAGAATATAACGTGAGTACCGTTAAACTGTTGCCATGCTTTACGAATAGAATTTAATGTAATATGAAACGCCATGCCTAATTTGATATCAGCGTCACCGTTGATAACATGCCTAGCACGGAAAAATGTATTTGCTGTGTCTACTAAAATATATGTCATTCGTTTGCTTTCTTAACAGCGTTAACATCAAGTGATCCTGTTTCAATGATCGCACCACCATAGTCACCGTCAACAACTACATTAGCACACAATTCACGGAACCAACGATCTACAATCTCTTCTTCGGGATCACCTTCTAATCCATACCCTTCATTTTTTAATTTTTCAACAAAATATTTGTTCCAATCAAGTTCAAAAAATCCATTTCGAATGTTATCTTTATTAACATGAGTATTAATTACCCCAACCCAAGGTTCTTTTTTGCGTGTGGCACGATCTTTTTCATTTAGTGTCACTAATTCTGCATCTTCTTTGGCTTTGGCTAATTGTGCTTCTGTTTCTTCTAGTTTTTTAGTAGCTAAGGCGATACTTTCTTCAACCTTATCAATGCCAAATAATTTTTTAATAACTTTTTTCATTATGTTCCCCATGCGTTTTTAAATAACGGTACTTGTAGTCTATCGCTATAACGCAAGCCCATTTTCATTGCTAGCTCTGCTACACGTTTATTGTTTAATGTATAAACGCTCTCAATACCTCCCACTGGCATTAGATAAACATGTCCATCAAATCCTTCTGCTCTATATATATCAACCGCTTCTAATGCTTCTTCAGCATCGTCTTCAGTGGCAATAACAAACTTAAGATACGTATGACCAAGCTCTTGATATGAACACACGATATCTGGACGTATTGCTTCACTAGCAGGCTCTCCACTAACACTCAATTTAGCACTAACGCTAAATGTTAAACTTTGATACCCTTTATTTTCAATCCAATAGTCACGTAACCAAGTTTTAAATTCTTTGCTTATTTCCTGAGTACCGTTTGTTTCGAACGTAAGTTCTTTTAATGATCGCATTTTATCATGCATCAATAATTCCGGGTAAGCACGTTGCCATCCTAATAATGGCTCACCGCCTGTGATAACTAGATGCTCGTCTCTCCATTCTTTATACGGAAGAGTTTCAACGATTTTTTCAGCAATAGCACTAGTATCCATAAGGGGACTAAGATGCTTAAAGCGAGGATCCCAACTAGCATAACTATCACACCCTGTACTAACGAGAGGAAGTCCTCCATATTCAGTATAATTTTCTGGATCCACTGTGAGGTATTCTTCACTTAATACTCCTTTTGGCATACCAAAGCCAGCACACTTAAAGTTACAGCCAAATGTACGTAAGAAAACAGACGGTACACCCATGTAACGTCCTTCGCCTTGTATGCTATAAAATAATTCTGCTATTTTAATTTTGCTCATAATTTATTATACACTCGTTTTTAATTAAAGTCAACCTAAACTCTAATAAGAGCACGGTTGTTGTGGTACCAATCTATCATTTCATTTATTTCTTCTTGTTTTAATTTTTCACATTCTTTCAATATTTCTTTTGGAGTATCCGGCTGAAGTAAAACTATGCTGCAATCATATACAACAGTATGAGTTTCATAATAGATAATAATCGCTAGAAATAATAGCGACAATATGAAAATTTTAATAGATTTTCTAATGTTCAAATTATTTCCCACAATTTTTTGTTTATTTTTTTGTATACATATCTATTACCAAATTCATTGTAATGATTAACATTTCCTTTTTCTAAATCCCAGAAATTACTAAAATCTACATAATTTTTTTCTATAGACAATCGAGTAACAATCTTTAGATGTCCGGTGGCGATATAGGGAATATCGATTAGGTCATTAATTTCTTTTCTTATCAGATTATACATATCGATCTGATAGGCATCGTCATAATGATATTCGAACCAATCTTTAGCTGTCTTTAAACTTTTATTAAACCACGAATTGTGTTCTAATAGGTCTGAGATTATTAAATCACAATCTTTATGAAATCCCTCTTTATGCACAGGATGATTTGGAGTATGTAATCTGCTAGGGCTGGTATGATTTACAATTATACAGTCAAATTCTTTTAAATCTACACTTTGTATTTGTTTAAGAATTTTATATTCGCCAACGCCGGCCTGCGCAACGTTTGTAACAATATAATTTCTAGACAATAGATCTACCCAACTAGATTCTTTAGTTGGCCATTTGGCTGCAAAACTATCGCCGGCAATTAGTAATTTTAAAGATTTTTCAGCCATGGTATATATTTTTCAGCAATTAGATCATGAAAGAATTTATTGTAATGTTCTTTATCCTCTATAAGATAATTATTATGATCTATATTTTTATCTTTAAAAAATTTTTCAACAGTTAGCGGAGATAAAATCGTAGTCTTTAACTTTCCATAATATTCAAAAGATTTTGGAAATCTCAATCGTTCTGTAAAATTAAATAGATAAAGTTTAGCACCATGATCTGCACAGATATTATCCCAAGTATAGACATTTAACAAAAAATCTCTTTTTTCTACAAAGGTATTAAGTTCAAAAAATAATTTAACCTGCATAAACGTATTTTTTCTAAGATCGGGGATGGTTAATCCTTGATCCATGTTGAGATCAATTCCGGGAAATTGATCGTAATCTTCGTAGGTAGGTTTATTGAACAACTGTATGTGTTTGTCAGAAACAGTTAGATCTGAATATCGATCGATGAATCCGTCTGAATTTTCCATCTTTTTACTAAAATGATCTACTGATGCTACATCATCACTTAACTTATCATCAAATCCCAATACAAATCTATTGAATGCTGTAAGGCAAATAAAAACTTCATCAATGTCGTCGTATTTTTCAAACATTGATTTCAACCAATCTGTATAAACTCGATTAGTCACGCCCGCCATTGAATAGATAGCTGTTGGTTTATTATTTTGTTTAGCGTACGATTCAGCATAATTATTGTCGTTCCAATAGGTATAAGATCCTGGGCCTCTTTTAGTAGGATGGCTCCAGTACCCACATGTGTGACTATCACCTATAAAAATGCTTCTAGACATTATCTTGTATATTCTCTATAATTGCGAGGTAATTGATCTTCTTTAAGAACAAATTCTAAACCAGCCATACTGCCAACATAATCGTTTTTATTGTAATTTAATCGAACCTTAACAGTATTCAATGCTATTTCTACAAACTGACCTTCACGAATATTAAGAACATCGGCATCAACAAATTTATCTTTGTCTGTACAATATACTTTTATCTTACTCATTTTGCCCACCAATCTTCATACGGAAAATCAATCCAAATGTTATTTTCTGCTTCTTTGTTAACTTCTTCCCCGACAAAATCCATTTTAACATTACAGTTAGACCCTAAATTGTCGAACAACACAGCAAATTTTACATTACCATTCCAAACCTCTTCCCAACTAGGATCACCAGGGAAACAACTAGCCTGCCAATCTTGGATTATCCAATTAATAGTAGCACCACTATCGTTCATATCGTCAACAATTAGAATATTTTTAAAATTACCGCCTTCTTCTAATAATCCGCTAGCGGTTTCTAATATACTACCAATATCGTTTTCATCTGCGACAAATCTTTCTCTCGATTGAGATCCTAACGCATCTTCAGCCATCCAAGTATTACTTTCAGTTGATGAATGATCGCGAAGACTAACTTTAAGTGTTTCGCAAGGCACATCAAAATAATGACTTAACATTACCGCAGGTAAACAACCACCTCTAGTGATTCCTACAATATAATCCGGTCGCCATCCGCTAATAACAATATCTCGGGCAATTTTTCCTACTAGTCCTTGATACTCATTCCAACTAACTACACGCTTGTTCATAAATTTCCTCTAAATATCTAATTAATTCTTTGTCTGTAGGATGTACGGTGTAATTATGTTTGAAAAATATTTCATAACTATCACTACCGTATTTTCCAATACCGTATAATTTTGTAGCATCGTTCATGTCCCATATTAAGTAGTCCTGAGTCATTCTCTTTAGTCTAGTATATCTTACATTCATCATACCTAGACTCCAAATGATATCCTTGACAGCTTGTTCCTCGCCAAAAGCGGCAAATTGTTGCGGAGTAGGCCACTTGCTCAGGAATAAAGGAAGGATCTGTTTGACAGGAATACGACCAGTTTGGTTGAGCATGATCACTGCTACCATATGTTGCCATCCTCGTATGTATGGGTTTGTGGCTGGTAGTTGTTCCTGTACCATTAGATCATCGCGTAAGGGAATTATCATAAAATTTTTAATATAGGAATGGTAATTAGACATATCAATAAGAATATTGCCAAAATTAAAATAGTATATTTGTTTATACCTTTAAGTTTCATTATCTCGGAGCAAATTCTTGTTGCAGTTTAATGTTATCAAAGAATTCTTTTTTAGTATTTGGATCGTCTTTAAATGCTCCTCTTAACACTGTTGTTTGTGTAAGTGAACTATGTGCCATAATACCACGATTCTCACAGCAACCATGAGTTGCTTGAATATAGACTGCTACATTCTCACTACCTGTGGCTTTCATTATTTCACGGGCAATATCGTTGGCAAGTTCTTCTTGTAGTGTACCACGACGAGCACACCATTGAGCGATACGTGTATATTTAGATAATCCAATTAGATGTTGAGCTGCAATAATACCAATATAAGCAACTCCAGCGACTGGTTGATGATGATGACTGCACATGCTACGAAGTTCACTACGTACTACGAGCATACCTTCATATCGATCATCAGTATCATTAGGAAAACTTGTAGCATCAGGAGATGGTTCGTATCGACCAGCCATGATTTCATTAAAATACATTTTAGCAAGACGACGAGCTGTACCTTTTGAATTTGGATCATTTTCTCGATCAATCAGCAAGGTATCTAGTACCTTTTCAAATGCAATAGTTGCTTCGTTGATTAAGATTTCTTTATCTTGAGGACTAGTAATATATTCTGAGATATTATCACCTGCCCAGAATCTTTTACCATGTTGCTTCATTTGTTCGCGAATGGCTTCGCTTAGATGCTTTTCTGACATTTTGTCTCCGATGTTAAGCCAGTGGATTGGCGTATTACTTATTTTAACTTCTCTAGAAGCGGTTTGCAACTAAAAAAGTGCTCATTTAAACTATGTGATTGTTGTGGAATAGATTTAGAATATTCTCTATAATTTTCCATAAAATCTATAATTTTATCACATAGTTCTTTTCGATGTTTAACATACATTCCCCAAGATTCTGTCCATTCACTTGGATATTTCCAAACGTCTGCAAACATTTCTTTATATGATAAACGATCTGGTACCATAGGAATAGAATCTACTAGACTACCTTCATACATACTAATACCTAAAGTTTCTTGCAAGTTAGCACTGAATACTAATTTTGCTTCACCTAACAAATTATGATATGCGTTCTTTGTAAGTTGTTGATCTTGACAAATAACAAATTCGTATTGAGTTAAATGTTCTTTCAAATCACGGAAAATCTCAACCTGTTTTTCTGGTGCAATACGATGTGGGAACAAAATTAAATCACGCTTAGGCATGTTTTTATACATAAGCAACGTGTCTGACATATATTCCATAGGCCATCCTGTGCGTACAATCTTTCCTTCTTCTTGTAGTTCTTTAAATTCTTCTTCTGCCCAAGCATGTTCTAACATCAATCCACTTTGTAGTAGATTTTCAAAGAACATTTTAATATGGAAGTCTGTAGCAAAGTAGTTATGATCAATAGCATGAAAGAAACTCTTTTCAGCATTTCTAACCCAAGGAGCATTACCAATCAATCTGCCTAAAAAATCTTGTGGGTCATAACTACCAGCATGCCAAAGTGCATGAATGGTTACTTTTATTCCAAGCAACTCGCTCATATATTTTAGATTAATAATTCCAGGATGCCATGCATCAGTAAAAAGAAAGTGATCACCAGGCTTGACAGCACCAGAGCAAAACAACCTTCCGATCTGCTCGACTTGACGGGCTTTGTATATATTAGTGCCACCAAAATTAAGAAAAGCACCAGGGGTAGTAGCACTTGGAATATCAGCGGGTCCACTGATGATATGAATGTCGTGTCCTTTCTCCTTTAATAGATTAGGTACATGAAATTTCCATTGTCCTGTATACCTCGATTCAACTGCTTCTAGATCAACTAAGAATATTTTAGACATTAATATTTTATGAACGAACCGTTCTCTCCGTCTTCACTTACTTCAATCCAAACCTCACGATCTGAATATCTTTCGTGAATCTTTTCATACAAATCATCTGACATCATTTCACAACTTTTATAGTCTAAACTTAATGTAGCATCGTTGTATAATGATTCTAACCAACGTTTAAATTGTATAAATTCAATATCTCGATCATTATGCTCAACACCGATCCATACTTTAAAATGGAATATATGTCTATGTGGATATCCTAAGAAACTAACATCTGCTAGATTAGGATCTTCTAATGCTGCCGGATATTTATGAATACCTTCCTTTTGAAAAGTAACCCAAATAAATTTAGCAGGTCTTATATCTTGTCTAATAATGCTCATTGTGTTTCAATCCTTCGATGGTAACAATCTTAGCAAGCTCTTGTCCGAGATCTTTTTCATCAGTGATAATATACAATTTATTATTGCCTTGATCTTTTTTTCTACTGTAATAATTGCTTTCTACGATAGTTCCACCATCAGCACGCCAGATACGCAGATTAAATCCTTGAGTTTCGAAAGTGTTATACCCTATAGAAGGAGTTTCAGATCTACAGACTAAATCATCATAATCGTCTGTGTTTAACCAATTATTGATCCAGCGTCTTAAGAATTTCATTTTATGATTTTATCCTTACCGTATTGATCCCAATCTGTAAATGTTTGTGTCGTTGTTAAATCACGAAGTCTGTGACACCAAACACCCGGATTCGTTGCCGAAAAATCTTTATCATCAATCTTTATTGTAGCATTATATCCTAGTTGTGTCAAGTAAGGAATTTTTACCGAAATCTGCGGAATAAATCTACGTTGTTCAACTATTCCGCCTTCGATAACATCTTCAACCCAACGAACGTCAAAATCCAAAGTACACCATAAGCCAGCCTCTAAACAATCCATAATCATGCGATCCCAAACAAACATTTCGTTTGTATCTTTTGGATTGTAAGATTGATTGGCTCCGAAGTATATGTGCTTGCATTCATATAGTGTGGCAAGTTCCAATATCTTCTCCGGAGCCTGAACTCCAACAATAAACAAAGTCATCATTCCGTATGCAGGAGTTTTTTCAATTTCTACTCCTGTAAAGAATTCTATACCCGTTGCTTCGCCTGTGTCATAATCACGTTTCATTGATTGCCTTTAATTGATTTATTTCGTCTATTACATTATTTCGTTCTTGTTTAATCTTTGAAAGTCCAGAATCATCTAAAAAGTGACTATACTTGCTAGCGATTTTTTTATCAATATCGCTGAGTACTCTTTCGAGATATTGTAATCTTTCTTCTGTCATGTTTGATCCTTTATTTTGAGTTCAGCAATTACATCTTTTAAGAATAATTTCTTTTTCTTAAGTTCTTTTAGCTTAATATCATCAAAGTCTCCCGACTTTTCTATTTCTTTTATATGCCTATCTAAATTTTTATGAGCCTTTTCTAATTCTGCGATTCGAAGTTCATACATATTAGTCACCATTTAGTTCGTGTTCGAGATTGTTTAATTCGTCATCGTCTGGATTTGAAAAATCAATTTCACCTGATTTCTTACCATCGTCAAAATCAAACAAACTACCAAATGTATTAGCAGCAGGACCACCTTGTAATCGAGCACCTTCTAATGATTTCAAGAATTGTCCAGCAGTTTCGATCATATCAAATGCTTCTGCTTTAGTCTTGGTGTTAAACAGTTCTTCAACGAATGTACCAAAGTATAAAATCTTATTAGGAACCCAATCGCTAAATTCGATTTCTTTCTTACCTTCGATGCTCTTCATTCGCCAGTCTGGTTTAAATCTAGCGCATTCAATGTCCATTAACTGTTGAGCACGTTGTACTGCTTTAATATGACATTCAACGTTATGCCCCATCATTAGTGCATAACTAAAACTATCCCAACTAGTCTTGTTTGGTATCTTACCTAATTTGTTAAGTTTAGGTACAACATTGTAATGTGTTGGATCTAAATGATTAAATTTAACACCGCCAAGTTCTTCATCAGTCTTGCGAACACCGTAATCATAATATGCAATATCACCCATTGTTAAACGACTTGCAAATTCGCTTTCAAACGGAAATGGAATATCACTTCCGGAAAGTCCTTTATTGTCTGGTGCCTTGTCCATAATAACTGACCAACGCTTGTTAGTATGTTGTGCGTTTGTGTAAACAAGTCCATGCGCTGTAGCAATAAACGGACTTGCACAGTCAAAACTAATAGTAAGTTCTGGATTGATATGTTTGCGTATTTGACGTTGGATCTGTGTTAGATAACACGACCAATCTAATTGTGCTGTTCCCAAGAAGTGAATCCAGTTCTTACCTGTAAGCATTTCTTCATCACGCATGGTCATTAGACGTTTGAGAGTAATGTCCATTTTACACATATTAGCACCACCCATGGCCCACCCTTCTGCTTCACGTCCAGCATACTTGCCATTTGGATCGCTAAACTCTTTAACACCGTTATACCATTTCTCAGCAGTATCCCAATCTGAACCTTGTAGTACATTAAGCCATTTAGTGGCTCCTAACCGATTCATTAAGAAATAATCGTTATTGTAACGAGTCTTTTCTAAACAATCTTCAAATGTCTTCAATCCAGTTTTTGGACTGTGAATATGATCACATGCCCACGTTGGAACGTCCAGCATCATGGACCAATCAGCAGTAAGTTCTAACCATTCAAGAATTTTCTGACGAGTCTTAGTAGCTTCTGCACCTTCAAAGTTTAACCAGTCAAACTTAAGAACACCTTTACCAATCTGATACCCGCCGGAGTCACCTAAGATCATCGTATTACCGCGATCGCGATCTTGAATCATTGATTCTTGAGTAAGACTTTTTTGTAAGTCTAGTTGTGCATGCCCTGCTGAATATAGTGCATACTTGTATGTAAAATATCCTTGATCTGCATTTAGAAAGTTCATACCTTCGATGCCACGATCGAACCCTTTAGGAATACGATCGTTTGGTACAAACTCTTCTAACCTTTGTTTGGCAACATAGGTACTATAAAAAGAACTAATCGCAGGGAGGTAAACTGCGTAGTCCTTTTGTAGTGGAGTTAAATTGACGGGTGATTTCATATTAAGCAGCCTGTGCTGGAATAATGTATTTGTAAGTTGCTAAACCGCTATCAAGAGTGATCTGAATAGCACCTTCGTTACTCAAACTCATTTTAGTGTTGTTTACATCAGCAATTTTTAAGATGCTTAAGATCGGAAGCACTGGCCAAGTCCAGCCACGATCTAATTTACCTTCAACATTTTGTGCAAAAATAAACTCACCGCCATGTGTTGACGCATCACCAAAAATAAACTTTAAGTTACCACCATCTGTTTTTGCTAAGAATGTTGGATGTTCGTTATTGGCACCTGCTTGGAAATTGAAACGCTGCACTGCTGCTACGCTTGGTTCAACTTCAACGTCCCACTTAACACCGCGGAACTTAACAGTTTTCATCTTTTCGTTGATAATTTCTTGTGACATAAACCGATAATCGTTCTTAAAGTCGCCATCTTTGTTTTCAAAATGTATACCTACTGGCACAGTTTCGCCGTTGCGTTCTGCGTTAGTAATAGTAATCTTTGCATTTTCTTTATATTCACTACCATCAAGTAAATATTTTAATTTTTGTAATTGTGGCATACCAAATGTGCCTAACATGTCCGGGTATGGATTTGCTGTTTCTGCCTCCATGATAACCGAACGGTCATCAGCCATTGAGTTGATTGTAGTGCCTTCTGCTGTGCCTGTAACTTTAACTGTGGTTAAAAAACCTAAGTTTTGTGTGTGACTAACGATATCTGATAGAATGTCTTTCATTTAAATTACCTCCATGTGTATACTACTATTATATTTAGGTTTTGAATAAAAAGCAAATTTATTTTATTCAAAATCAAATAATTTGTTAAAATTGTTATCACTGCGTGTTGAACTGATATCCCATTCTAGAACACCAATTAAGTTCCCTAACTTTTCATCAATAACGGTACTTTCCATTTCAGCATCGTCGAATGGTAAGTCTTTGAACCATTGTGGTAAACGTAATTCATCTACAGGATATGCCACCGAGGTATATGCCATCGGATTATCTTTAAGTTTACATACAATTACTTTCGCACCGTCAACAATATTCATCGAATATTTGTCTTCATACATACGTTTTAGAGTATTCCAATTTAAACTAGCACGAACGTGTCCGGGCATGTTAGTTTTACCTGCTTTCTTTTCTTTTTCACGATATTCTGAAATATTATTGGCACGTTTAGGACTGCCTTTTTCCCAACCAGGTCTTGTTTTAAACTCTGTTCTAAAATCAGTGATATAGTCTAAAACTTCTTCTTTTGGTGCTCCATTTAGCACTTTGGTCAACACTTCGCTTAAGAAATCTTGAATAACCACAGGTGTATCTGAACGTTTTAGGTCAAGCCCCATAGCCTTTATCTTTCCAGGCTTACCATCTGTATCTGAACGTTTGCCTTCTTTGTCATAATATAATACGGCATAACGTTTTTTAGTAATGAATAATCCTTTACTTGCTACGATCTCACGTCCACCTTTAATAACTTCTCCGCGTGTTTTAGGACAGTGAAACGCATCACCCATGAATTTAACAAACGTTCCGTTAACTTCTTCGGCGATAGTATCGTACAATTCAACAACACTTTCCCTATTCCATGGAATATTTCCCGATTCGATTTCTTTGCGTAGAGTAGAATATGCTGAAAAATAACATGAGTCAGTGTCACCGTAAATAACTGCTTTACCTACATAATCATACTCGCCTGTGATGATCTCATTGATTTTTGCAGCCATGTGTTTAACTACTTGTCGCCCAGTAAGCGTAGTAGACTGACCGATACGATTATCAAAGAAACGACATCCTGCATTAAGAATAGCACCATACAAACTATTTAGGTTAATCTTCTTAACTAGCTGTCGCTTGTCCCAGTATTCTTCTTCAATCTTATTACCATTCTTGATACATTCTTTTAGTTTGGCCTGCATGTCTTTACGTTCAGCATACCAACGTTTGAGTAATCCTGGAATAATACCCTCTGTTTCATAAGTAAAGATAGTACCGTTAGCTGAAAGCATCCAAGGTTGACCGCTTTCGAATATTAGATCATAAACTTGTGACGCACTAAGAGTATCTTCGCCTCCGCCTTCCCAATCGATGGTAATTTCTCTGCCTACTTCTTTATTCATTACAGATAAGTATTCAACACTGCCAAACATACCTTCCCAGGCACTAGCGAATGATTTCCCCTTGCCTATTTCCGCAGCGATATAATCTTTAGTACCATCTTGACGTAACTGTCCAACGATAGTTTCTGGACCCATATTTAATGCACGAATTGCAGATGGATACAGTGAATTAATATCCAGTGAGCCGATCCATTCGTGAATGCCTTTTTTAGGGTAGGCAACATACGCACCAGCAGCCTGTGTATCACCTCGATCATCCATTCTTAAACGATTAGGAACAATCATACCTCTGCGATGTGCTTCATTGATAATAGCTTGTTCAGTAACTGCTACTGCACCCATTGTAGTTTGAAGTAAAACTGTATTTTCATGCGCGATTGTATTAGCAAGATCTAAGAATTTAAGTTTCTTATCTAAATTGTCAAGAAGCATTGTGTCATTTCTATTATATTCGATAAACTTTTTAAAGTCATTGTTGTATAATTGATCTAGGGTGCCTTCATATTGTGTTTTAGTTTTACCTAATTCGTATTCAGCAATAGCATCTAATCGATAGGTATGTCTTTCTTCATAGGTATATTTTCGATATAATTCTAAACTATCCATATGAACACGTCCGATAAAGTCATATGTTACTGACATCTTACCGTATTTTTCATATTCACGTTTTTTAGGATATTGATTCCATAAGCAAAATCTGCGTGTGTCTTCTTTTGACAGCACCTTGGTCACACGATTAACGGTATATGGAATATCAAAGCCTTCTGAGTTCCAACCACTTAACACATCAGCATCTTCGATTAAATTAAGAAAGGTATCAAGCATGTCTGCTTCGCTTTCGAAGAGTAAGGTATTAGGAAATTCTTCAACTTGACGTTGCGCTTCTTCCATACTTAATGTTTTAGGTGGAAGTGCTAGACAAACTAAAGTATCCAACCATTGTAGATGTACTGCAATAGCAGTAATTGGCATGAACGCATCATCTGGACTTGCATACCCACGGTCTGGGTCAAAGTCAACCTCAATGTCGAAGAACGCTATATTTAATTTTGGAGCATCAACATTAAGATAGTTATCTTCTAAACAACGATAGATTGGATTGATATCGCTTTCATAAAGTTTTTTGTTATTATGAATAGCAAGTTCTTTGCGTAATTCTTTGATGTTTTTACAGGTTACACGAGTAAGAGGTTCTCCTTTAATACTCTGATGTTTACCTTTTGGATCTGCAAAGTAGAAGATATGCCTTGGTGCATATTCTTTGAAATGTCGTTGACCATTTTCATCACGTTCAACGATGCGAATGATATCTTGCTCTCTATCATAGAAAGCATCTACGTAACTCATTTATTCTCCTTATGCAACTTCCGGCTTGCAAATACCAAAATGATCATTTATGGCTGATCTAACCTTATTCATTAATTACTTAGCATCCTAATTAGGCCTACAGTGTCTATCGTGACAAGTAATAGATAATTGGCCAACATACCAAAAGACCCACGACTATAAGAAGCCCAGCCGTACATAACACACCCAGCAATCCATATAGGATAAAGAATAACAAGAGGAGGGTTAGGAACGGTGAGTGCCATAGTGATAGAGCAACCAATACTAATGAGCCAAGCAATAAACTCAATGAAAAACCTAAAAGGATAAGTCCTATAGTCTTTTTTAGCCCATTTATATACGTCGACGAAGACATTGGTTATCTGATCCATTACTCGCCTATATTTTTAGTGATGCCAAGAATGCCTTCTAATTCTTCCCATTCTTCTTCGTGTGCTTTCCAATCGCCTTTATGCGCAATCTTAATCGCCTTATTAATGATGCTAGGTTTGATTTGTAATTCTTCTGCCACTGATTTAACAGTTTCACGTAGACCTTCTGAAAGATCTTCAACTTCTCTCAATACTGTTGAGCCTTCTTGGATGAGTTTTTGTAATTTTGCTGCTTCTTCTGGACCGTAAATTTTTGCCATAATATTCTCCTATAATCACTATTATATAGCCAACAAAAAAGCCAGTCAATTAAAATTGCTGGCTTTTTGTTATTTTGGTAATATTACTTTTGATTTTCTGAAAGAACGTCGTACATTTCAAATACGCCGCCCATACGTTCATAAACTAATCCGGCATATACTTCTTGTTTTGCTGATTCTGTAAATTTAGCAGCAGCTACACGTTGAGCCCAGGAAAATAATGCTTCGTCTTTAGCATCGATACGTTGTTGGCCACCACTTTCTTGTACAAGTTTAACCATATCTTTGAAAGTTAATTTTGGTTCTACTGATTCTGCTACTACTTTCTTATCGGACTTTACAGACTCGTCTTTCTTTCCAAAATATTTGGCTTGTTTAGCACTCATGCCCTTCTTGCCATCTTTCTTATCGCCGCCCTTTTCTTTAGCAGCTTTTTTCATAGGCTCTTTCTTGTCGCCATCTTTGTCAATGTCTAAGAAATCTGGTTTAGCAGCTTCTTTCATTGGTTTCTTTTTATCTTCTTTCTTTTCTTTCTTTGCTTCTACCATTTTAGCAAACTTGCCTTTAAATGCTTCTGCATCGATAGATTCTTTCTTAGATTTAGGTGCGTCTTCTTCGTCATCTGACTTTTCTTCTTCACCGCCGTATTTTTTACCTTTGTGGATAATACCAGTTGCTGTTTTAGTAACTGTGCCACCACCTGCAGTTTTCTTTGAATCACCAACTTCCATTTCTTCTTTAACACTTTCTTCTTTCTTTTCAGATTCTTCTTTTTTCTTTGCTTCTGCAAGAATAGTTGAAGTTCCAGCTAAGACACGCAATTCTGCGTCTTCATTGAGTTGAACAGCTTTTGGAAGTTCTGGAGCAGCAACGGTCTTGATAGGATCGTCCATGCTTGTAATTTTTTGTACTAGTGATTTAAAGTCCATTTCCTTATTCCTTGGGTTTTAAAGGGTCATATTGTATTTATCTTTTAATGGCAGAGCCACCACCAAATATATTGGTGCCTTTCATGTCCAAAGCGTTTTTAGCTGTTCCATCTAGATTCTTTGGTTGTTTTACTTTAGGAACTTTAGGTGCTTTTGTACCTGATTTTCCAGGACTGCCTGTATATGATTTATTGCCGAGATCTTTACCTATAGCAAGATGTGGGCTTACAACAGTAGCAATATTGCCAGAGCTTGTAGCTCCCGCTGTTGCTGATTCTAAAATGTCTTTAATTTTCATGATATACTATTTATTTCTACCTGACTTCATATTAGCACACCAATGTGCCATTCTACGTTTTTCACCTGTGCTGTTCTTAGCAGTTTTACGTAGGCTGCTAATACTGGCTTTACAGTTTACACCACTACGTTTGGCTAGTCCTTTACGTCCTGGCTTTTTACTATCTGCGAAGTTTTCTCCAACTCCGCCACCGTCTCCACTGGCAACACCGCCGTCTCCACTATAGCCTACAGCATATCCATATCCGCCAAATGGACCTGGACCATAAGCAGCCCAGCGTGGTTTGCGCTTTTTACGCTTGGCTTCTGTGATAAATTCAAATGCTCTCATTCTTATCTCCAGGAGTAGCAATAGCAGAACTGCCGCCTCTATCCTTGCTGACTAATTCTTGCGGTTCATGTTCTTCTTCACCCTTAGCAATACGACGGGCACGTTTAAGTCCGTCTAATACTACTTTGAGGCTGTTCTCGTCTGCTTGATATTTGATACCAATGCCGCCTGCTGCTTCCCATGCTGAAATATTACTGCCTCGATCGTCAATTAATACATTAGGCATACCATCAGCATTTTTAGCATATTTGGCTTTGTTTGGAGTGATGTGTATTAGTTTAGGTTGTGTTTCTAATTCTCTAGCAATCCAACTACGTTTATATTTTGCTGATCCTTCGTGATCACCACGTAATGGACTTGAGCAGATATTATATCCACCTGCTGCATCTACAGCAATTTGTATTAGTTTATCAGTTGTAGGGAACTTAGGAAGTCTATCAAAGAAATCTGTACCTACCATTTTATCTAATGTAGGATCTGCCTTGGCTGGAGGAATACTGCGATAATCGTGTTTACCATATTTGTTTGCTGGAACACCTGCCAACTTAGCATATTCGTGAAAGAAGTCTGCAAGAACCCCATCCATATCTAGATAGATTTCCATTCCCTCCGGTAATGCTAAATCACTGGCTCTCATGCGCTAAAAGAACTCCCACACCCACATGTAGTTTGTGCTTGTGGATTTTTAATACTAAATTGACTACCTTGTAATGACTCTGTATAGTCTACTTCTGCACCTTGTAGATATTGACTGCTCATACTGTCAATCAACAGATGTATGCCTTCAAACTCTAGATCAAAATCATCTTCGTTGGCTTCTTCTTCAAAAGTAAATCCATACTGCATACCACTACATCCGCCACCACTAACGAACATACGCAATTTTAAATTAGGATTATTTTCTTCTGCGATCAGTTCTTTGATCTTAGCAATAGCACCTGGTGCTATGGTGACTAATTGTGGTTGCTCTATTACTGTGATCATTTCTTATCTCCTATCGGTGGTTCACCAGTTAGGTATGGTAAACTGAACCATAATTGAAACCATTCTGGAGTACCTGGTTTAATATTATGCTCCTTTTCTAACTTTTGTTTCTCATTACCGGTAATACTGATATTGCTACCACCGTAAAGTTGAAATCCTTTGAACTCTGTAATACCTGCTAATTTTTTTAGTTCGTCTAATTCCATTATTTTGCGCCTGCTAATTCTGGATCTAGATTAGCAATACCTTGTGCTTGTGCATATTTGACTAGATCTTCATGACGCAATGGACCGATACTCTTAATAGATTTGCGATCAGGCATACCTAATTTGATCCAAATTTTTAAGTCTTGTGGAGTCATTTTTCCGTATGGTGTCCAATCTACATCAAATTGTTTTCCGTCATCACTTTGTACAGCATGGAATGTTTTACGATTATCCTCTTCTCTTTCGTCGTAGGTATAGTATGTATATGTGCCTACAGAAAATTCTCGATCCCAACCAGGCATTCCTTCTTTAATTTTCTTTTCTTGTTCTTTTTGTTTATCTAGTTGTGCTCTACGTTCGGCGGGAGTAGGAATTTGAATATTTTTCATACGGTCCATATTTGCCAGTTTAGTAGCAATAATCTTATGCCCACGACTTTCAATAATATCGGCTATCTTCATGATGATCTCTTTTGTTTAGGCCCTTTGCGAGTTTTCCATTTCTTATCTGTTGAACACCAGTAACGTCCATATCCTTCTGCTACATCTTCATTTGATTTTTTCTTAGTACTGACATTAATCGCCTTGCCTTTGCGTTCTGGATTAGGATCTTCTCTACGCTTGCGAGCCGCTGCCGAGGCCCTACCCTTCTTGCCTAGTGCATGTGCTTTGCTTTGTGGTAAACACTTAGGCTTGCCTTCTTTTTCTGATCCTCTAGCACAGTCTCCGCGGATCTTACCGTCGGGACCAAATCGTACCCACTTTTGTTTAAACCATTTACGCAGGTCCTCATTGATAAACTCGTGCGCTCTCATTTTTTCTTACCTGTTCCCCAATTGGCAGCACCGCGTTTGCGACATTGCACTAACTGTCCGCTGGCATAAGCTGAAGGCCATACTTTGACACGACTTTTAACTTTGTTATAGCAGGCATCTTTCTTGCCTTCGTGCATACCAAAATTACCTTGCATTCTTACCTGTTCGATATCGTTAGACTCTGCATATTTGTCAACTTTTAATGCTAGTTTAAAATCTAACACAGTTAAACCTTTAACATCAAAGGTTGAAGTCTTAACAGTTACTTCTGCAACATCTTGGGTAACTTCAGCAAAATGATCCATTTCTTCACTGATTTTGTTTATGTAAGAAACCAATTCCTCGGCATGTCTATGATCCTTAGCAACATACTTTGCCTGTAGAATTCTGTGATCCAACATTTCCCAATCGGGAAGATATTTACTTTTTAGATCATTTAATTTTTTATTAGGTATCAATCGTTCTTCAACATCTCTACTTCTAAATTTTCCTTCTTCTAGTCCTTCTTGTATTCCCATACCTTGACGAACTGCTTTGAACAGTGGTTCTGCATACTGTCCAGCACCTGTTGATTCTTTAAATGCTTCTAAATCATTATTAGCTGCGGCAACTCGAGCGTTGCTCGCACTAACTCCAGCAACTCCTTCCGCTCCGTCTTCACGATCACCGCTTGACTTAAAATCAAGTACATCGAACTGATAGAAACCGTGTGCTTTGCCTTCTACTCCATTGTATTGCGTAAGTAGCTGTTTCATAGTATCTAATCTATCACTCCCTGCTACAAAGGTTGCATTTCTATAACCTAAATTATACACGTAACTAGCAACTTTTACAACCGTATTTAGACTTGAATCTTCTACAATATTTTTAGCATGTTCGGGAAACATAAGTTTCATAAACTTAATTTTGGTAGAATAATCTAAAGGATTTTTTTTAGGATCTTGTGATTGGCTAACAAAAATGAAATGATCCCCACCTACACTTTTAACAGTGTTTAGTAATTGTTTATGTCCAACCGTAGGAGGATTCATTCTGCCGAAACAAAATGCGGCATGCTTCGAATCTGCTTCAAATAGTTCGTTAATTCTCATAGTCGCCGTGGTCTATGTGCTTTTCTTGTTCTTCAGCCATTTGCTTAGCCAATTCAATAAGCTGTTCCTTAGGAAATTTTACTTCTCGATCTTGGATTTCATATTGTTGACAATAACTATCTAAACATTTTTCAATAGGTCTGATATAAATTTTATAGGCATTTGGATTGCCTTTGTATTCTTGATGACGCTTAACAGCAGGAAAGAAATAATTGCTGAGCATTTTTTCATCATTGTCGATATAAAATTTTAAGTCACCTATCCAATCAATATCTTGATCGGCTTCCTTAGGAGCTCCGATAGGACTAAACAGTTCGAATAACTTCATTACCAACTCCTACATGACCAATAGCGTGCTTTCCAACGCGGTCCTGGATTTTTGCAATTATGTCTAGCACGGAATGAACGTCTACGTGCTGGATTAGATTTCTTGATACGCATTTTCTTATCGCCAAAGTTTACTTTAACGATCTTACCATTAGGCTTACGCACATATACTTTTGATTTCTTTACATCGCCTGGTAATTTTTTACCTAGCGGAACTTCTTTACCGTGATATTTGGCTTCGTCCATATCAATATCTTCGGCATATTTGTTGGCCTTCATGTAATCACGTGCTGTATCTAAATAGTCCATGGCCTTAGTAATCTTAGCCTGCACCCATTCTGGAAGATTTTCATCTGCTTGGATAATACTGTATAGTTCTTTGGCAGCATCATTTACAGTACGTAATTGATCTTTGGCCATATCACCTTCACGATCATATTCACCAACATTGTAACTTGCGTCTGGATCTTCCGGACCGTGATCTTCTTTCTTGTATTTGTCTTTGATTTTGCCTAATTCTTGTTCTGAAGCACCATCACGACCGGCTTGTGCTAATGCAGTCATTCCATCTTTACCGTATTTCTTTTTGCCGGTGTAGTATTGTAGTCCACTTTCTTTTACACAATTAGGAACCTGCTTACCGCCTTTATTTTTCATTCCTACCTGTTTGTAGCCTACCCAACATGGTCCTTTACTTTCATCTAGAACTTCGCCTTCGATAAAGAATATTCCTTCTTGATCTAACATCTCTAAAGCAGCATCATCAAGATCAATAACGATGCCATCTTCTAAAAATCCTACAATTTCTGTAGAAATTTCGTGATCTTCTGAAAAGCTAATTCCGAAGGAGTCCCCAACTTCAAACTCTTCTTTAACACCTTTAGCACGTGCTTCTTTATCTAGATCTAGTTTACGTTGCTTAACAGCTTCGGGATCTATGTCTTTGTTTCTTTCTAGATCTTGTAAATTTTTAGATTTAGCATCATAGTCATCTTTAGGATCGAATGTACTAAGTGTAGTTTCATTGATTAATGCGTCTAATTTTGATATAAGGTCTCTCATAGTATGGTTCCGTAAGGTCATACTATATTTATCGCCTTTTGAAACTTAGTAATTATATCGGATTTGGGTAATAGTACCGTTTTGTAGGTTGTATGCAGCACGAATCCAGGTAAATTTACCAGTAAATGTATAAGGATACGCACCATTTGATATAGAACTATCAAAACTATGTTCAGTACCATCTACATCAAACCAGTCATTATCGCCTGGATATAATTCTAATGTAGCCTGTATTTTAATAGTTCCAACAAATTCGCTGAGTTGATAAACAGCGGTATGAACGCCATCATTGTATTTGTGATAGCCTGCTCCCTTTTGTTTATCAGAATAGGAAAAAACAGAAGGTGATAAAACTTCTGTTGTGATATTAGATATTAGAATTGTACTTTCAGTGGACATCTCTTATTTATCGCTTAAGACATAGTTATAGACACTGCCCATAACCTCTGGATTTCTTAGTTTAAGCATCAATAAAGTGCCTTCATCTTCTACTAATACGTATCTGCGGTCCCAATTCCAATCAGTTTTTAAGAACCAACGTTGTACAGCATCTGTACAGGTAATTCTAGGAGATTGCCCGATAAGCCAATCTAAATACTTTTTCTTACCATCTCGATCATTTTTAAGTTTATGAGGTTGTAGATATACCCTATATCGATATTTTCCGTGAGGTAATTTAGTAGTTAATATAGATTTTGAATCTAATGTCTGTCCGGAAGGAGCAGATCTATGTATGACTTGATCTTGGAATTTTTCAAAAAGGTCTTCGTATATAATAGAGTCATTAGTATAAAAATCTATCTGTCGAGTCTCTATACGTTTAGTCCATGCACTAGGATCTAATGTTTCTAAATATTCTACCAACGGAATTATTTGATCCTTATGCTCCCTAACATTAGCCCCTATCCATCTAAGATGGTCTTCATTATTAGAATAACAGTGATTCTTAATCTCGTCAAAATCATATATTCTAAAAGCATTGGAATAGGGAGCATTGAGAGAAACCTTATACAACCATTTGTTGTAAAATTTCTTATTAGTTGTCAGTGTTTTCATCTGCGGTCTCAACTATATTTTCTGTAAATTTTGCAGCTTTGAGAGCCTTGCGTTCTGCTTTTGTTAAGGGCTTAGGTAATTCTGTTATTGTAAAAGATAACTCATCGTTTTCAACGGTGATATTTACACGACCACCATCTACTAAATCTCCAAATAATACACGTCGACTTAATGGACTCTTAATTTTATTATCAATCAATCTTGCCAACGGTCTAGCACCCATCTTGCTGTCATACCCTTTATCTGACAACCATTTAACAGCATTAGCACCTGCGACAATTTCAATACCTTTGTCTTTAAGTTGATCATTGAGATCACCGATGAATTTTTTAACAATCTGTGCAACAGTATCTTGTGATAGTTTAGTAAATTTAATAATACCATCTAACCGATTTCTAAACTCTGGAGCAAAGAATTTCTTAACTGCTTTATCATCTTCGCCTTCTTTGTCCAACGCACCAAAACCAATAGTATTGTTTTCATTATCAGCAGCACCTAAGTTTGATGTCATGATAAGAATACAGTTACGTCCATCTGCCTGTTTGCCGTTAGAACCTGTAACAAATCCATTATCCATGAATGCTAACAGGATATTAGTAACATCTGGATGTGCTTTTTCAATTTCATCCAATAACAGAATACTGTTAGGAGTTTCTTGTAATTTAGTAATAAGTTGACCGGCATTATCTTCATAACCTACATATCCCGGAGGCGCACCAATCAAACGTGCTACTGAATGTTTCTCTTGATATTCGCCCATATCAAATCGCACAAGAGGCATCCCCATCTTATCTGACAGTTGTTTAGCAGTTTCGGTCTTACCGCAACCAGTTGGCCCAAGGAAAAGGAATGATCCAATAGGTTTATTTGGTGACTTCATTCCTGCCTGTGATACAAAGATCTTATCGAGCAATGTATCTACAGCATCATCCTGCCCGTATACAGCACCTTTCATACCTGATTCTAAATCAGCAAGATTTTTACTTTCTTTTTGAGCCACTGTTTCTAATGGCATATTAATCATCTTACTAAGCTCATAAGTGACCTGTTCAATATCAACAATCTGTTCTACACCTTCTGTAGTTTCATCGTCTTTAAGTTTGTAACGAGCTGAAGCACAGTCAATGATATCGATGGCTTTATCAGGTAATTTTTTATCACTCATATACTTAACTGACAATTTAACTGCTTGTTCGATAGCAGCATCGCTAATCTTAACGTTGTGATGTTTTTCGTAATACTTTTTAAGACCTTTGAGGATTTTAACTGCCATGTCTGGAGTAGGTTCATCAATATTAACACGTTGGAATCTGCGCATTAAAGCACGGTCTTTTTCAAAGTGCTTGCGATACTCTTCCCAAGTGGTACTTGCGATGAGCTTTATTACACCCTTAGTAAGCACTGGTTTTAACAGATTGGCCAGATCATTTGGACTGTTGCTAGCGGTTCCAGCACCACTCATCATGTGTGCTTCGTCAATGAATAAAATAATTTTTCCTTTTTTCTCGAGTGTGTTTAATACTGATTTGATACGTTCTTCAAAGTCTCCTCGATACTTACTACCAGCAAGTAATGCTCCGATATCTAATGTGTATACTGTGTGGTCTTGAATAAATTTAGGTACTTTCTTTTCAAAGATTTTACGAGCGATACCTTCAGCAATAGCAGTCTTACCTACACCTGGTTCACCTACCATTAACACATTTGATTTATTACGTCTTGCTAACACAAGATTAATTTTTTCAATTTCTTCATCACGACCAATAACTGGGTCGATGGTTCTTTGTTTCGCCTTTAATGAAAGATTAGTACAAAATTGATTAAGTATTTTTTCACCATTTCCGTGATGAGCAGTAACTCTGGTTTCTTCTTCCATCTCTTCAACTTCTTCTATGATAAGATTTTCTTGGAAGAACTTAACAAACTTCTCTTTGGTAACTCCGCCCTTCTGTAAGAAGTAAAATCCAAAACTATTCTTTTCCGAAAGAACGCTAACAATCACATCAGCAACTTCCATACGTTGACGTCCGCTAAACAGAACTTGAGTAAAGCATCGATTAAGTACACGTTCTACACTATTTGTTTTTTTAGGTTTGATATTTTTATTATCGGTTTTAATATCAGCCATATTATTTTTAATGTAGTGTTCAAGATTGGTTTTGATAAAATTAACATCAGCACCAAACCCTTCCATGAAAGCATGAGATTCCTGATCACATAAGATCGCATAAACTAAATGTTCAATAGTGATATATTCATGCTGATTTTCTTGAGCGATCTTAATACTGTTTTCAAAGATAGCTTGTAGATTTTGGCTCGGTTCGATCATTTATTCTTTTTCCTTATTTTCTTCATAGCTAATTGTAACTTCATCTGTGATACTCTGTCAACAAAACATACACCATTTAGATGATCATATTCGTGTTGAAAGCATTTGGCCAAATATCCTTCGGCTTTAATTTCTTTTAGATTACCTTCGCTGTCTTGATACTGTGCGATAATCCAGTTTGGCCTTTTTACTTTTAAAAATAAATCGGGATAACTTAAACATCCTTCCTCATCTAATACTAAATCTGTGCTGGCTTCTGTTATTACAGGATTAAACACAGCGAAAGGTACAGGAAATCCTTCGATATTGTTACTTCCCATTACAAAAACACGTTTAGTTAATCCGATCTGATTAGCAGCCAAACCAATTCCTTTATTGGCCAACATAAATTCAATTAGATCTTTTTCTAATTGTTTAGCGTCTCCATCAATACCAAACTCCCAGTTAGTACTGACTTGTATAAGACTTTCGTGAGGACCTAAATTAAATGACATTCTTTAGTTCCTGTATTTTTTGATATTGATCGTAAGTTAGATTTCTTGGTACGTTGACTTTAATTCTAATCAACAAATTACCTCGATGTTTAGTTCTCATATCAGGTAATCCTTCACCGTTACAACTCATTACAGTATCTGGTTGTGTGCCTGGAGGTACTGTAATATGTAAAGTTTTTTTATCTAATGTATCGATAGCAATTTTTGATCCTAATATTGCATCCCAGATAGTGATAGATTTTTCAAATATTAGATTATTTCCTTCTCTGCGGAATGTACTATGCGGTCTTACAAAAATGTTGACTATTAAATCACCAGGACGAATATCAGTCATGGTGTGATCTCCCATTCCTTGATATTTGATCTGTTGTCCATGTTGTATACCTGGTGGTATTTCAATATTAATCATTTTTTTACTACCACCCGGAACACCAACTTCTGCGTTAATTTCTTTTCCGGTTAGTACTTCTTCTAGATTAATTTCAACATTAATACTTAGACTTCTATTTCTTCGTTGGGGTCTACCACCGAATCCAAATCCAAAGTTACCAAATAGATCATTTAAATCTTCAGTTCCAAAATGGAATTCAAAAGGATCCCCTCGACCATGATGGAATCCTCCTTGGGAATTTGGATCACCACCCATATCGATAATAGATTTCTTTTGAGGGTCGGTTAAAAATTCGTAGGCTTGTGAAATTTCTTTAAATTTCTTTTCATCACCACCGCGGTCTGGATGGTGTTTCATTGCTAGGCTTCGATAGGCTTTTTTAATATCATCAGCACTAGCACCGCGTTTTAATCCAAGAGTTGAGTAATAGTCCATAATAATATTATATAATAAAAAAAGGACTGTGTCAAGCAGTCCTTTTATTTAATCGAGATTTACTGAGGTAAATTATTTTTTTGATTTTTCTGGAACTTTAGTACCTTCAAATTTCTTATGAACTTTGACCGTTTTGCATTGTTTAACTACTTTACCATCTTTACCTTTAGTATCGATGCAAACTTGTTTGGTTTTTGGTGCTTCAACAGCGGGTGCTGCTGCTTCTTCTTTTGCACACGCCGTTAATGATGCAAACGATAATATACTTGCAAAAACTAATGTTACTAATTTTTTCATTTTATTTTCCTTATAGTTCCGGTTGCGGCTCTGGTGTTGGCCCTAATTTACCACTTGCCGATGTAAATGTTGAACCACCATAGCTAGGTACAGACACTGGTCTACTGCTATAAGCTGCAGGAGCTGCGTAGCTCGGTGCAGGCGCTACTGGAGCAGGATTAGGTGCCCACGTTTGCTGCGGTGACATACCTTGATTTGGGTTACTTACCCATTGTGGCTCTGATGCTTTTACTTCGGGGAAAGCACCGGTCCCCAAATTAAAACCCTGTTTGTTTTCACCTGATTCGATAGCCGCTACTTTTTCTTTACCACGTGTCCAAGCAGCAATACCTAAAATACCACCCATTGCTAAGTGATATAAACCACCACCTTGTAAGGTCAATGGTGTCCAGGTTGTAACTGCCTGACCTGGATTGTGAAATTGTAATATGTTAAAAATGATTGGACCTAGTATAAAGTCAAACCAAATAGTAGCCATATATGTTACGGCCATTAACGGACGCCATTTAGTAGTCATCCAATCTTCTGTTTTTTTCTCTGCTGCTGTTGCCATGTTTCGCTCCTTAAACTGATACTATTATTTACTTAACTTCTTCAAAAATTTTCTTTTGTTCTTGATGCCACTGTAAGAAAGCATCTACTTTAACACGGCATTCATAATATGTTGAATAGTTATCAACTACTACTTCCATGACCTTGCTTAATTGTGTTGTTCCTGGTTCTACTTTTTGTAGTTCCGGACAAGCAGCTTTTAGTTCTGCTGGGATGTCTGGAAAACTACGTTTAACGGGCACAGTTTCTAAACATCCGGTAAGTAAAAACACTGAAAATAATAATGCTAATTTTTTCATTTTTTGCCCCCTTCGATTACAACAGGGCCAACTTCAACAACCGGAGCCTTTGCGGCTTCGTTGTGTACGTCAACTGCTTCTTTAGGTACTTTGCATTCTCTGTCGATAAGTTTTTCAACCACCTTAATTTTTTCCTTAGTGATCACTTTTGTATCGTGTATTACTTTTGTTTGTGATTTAACTTTATTATTAAGCTGTTCTGTAGCCTTTTTGGATTTATCTTCAGCAATCGCAATTTTAGATTCTAGTTCTTTTACACGTTCGCGCCACATCATTTCTGTAGCATATCCGCCTTTGAAAAATAAACCAGCGGCTAGTAATATAATACCTACTAACTGTAATGGTAATTTATATCTATTGAAAAATGGAATCCATGCTAAGAAAAAACCAGAAATAGTAGAAAATAAACCTACGTAAAGGACTACATTAATAATCCATTGTAAAAAACTATCTGGCAACATGCTCCAAACAAAATTGAGCAACCACATAATTAATGTGCTCCAAAGATATGAAGAGCGTGTTCATAATGTTTGATACGATCTTCAAGTCCGATATATCCGCCGTTAATTTTGCGAGTCATAGTTTTGATATCACCAGCATCGGCTTCTTTGTTTAATCCTGTGCTTTCCCAGAAATAGCAGGCTGATTGAACAGCACCTTCGAAAGTTTGCAGGTATTCTGGAATTTCTTCTATTGGAGTATCAATAGACGCAGCAAACAATGTATAATTGTCTTTGCCTGTTAATTGTATAAGTCCACGTCCACAATAGCGGAACCCATCGCCGCTTGCCTCTGGACCATTTCCCATACGTCCACCGTAGATCTTGTTAGCGATCTTTTCTGGTTGTTTCTCGTATTTTTTCGCTTCTTCTAATGTTGGAAAATATTTTTTAAAGAGTTTAACAAGAGTTTCTGCTCTATAATTTAGATTCTCTTTCAAAAATTTAAATCCGCCACTCTCATGAGCACACTGTGCTAGAAAAGCAGCAACACGTTTCGGAGTATTAATTTCATATTCTGGAAGTATCTCGCTGAGTGCATGATGCCAGTGATCCAAATATGGATTTCCAGGAATAACTTGTGCTAGATGTTCTTTTTTAAAATCAAATGTAAAACTCATCTTATATCCTTTGTAAAATCATTGATTGACCGTTATTGTCAAATACAAACTTGTCACCTACTTTATTAATATTGTAGTCACCTAAAACTTTAGTGAGCCAAAATATTTCGCTTGTAGCAGCTTCGTCGGCTGCGATCGGATCTGTTGATCCTTCGAGGATGGTATCTGTTGAACCTTCTTTGATCATACGTAATTGTACTTTTTTATCAAAAGGTTTGTGTATAGTGATTATATCATTATCAAGTGTAAGATCATCCATTAGTGTCTTATTAAAGAAATGTTTGATGCCTTCAACTTTAATGCGAGTTAACAGTCCATCATAATCTCTAGCAGTTGCAGGAATAATCGATCTTAAGGTTTCTTCTGTGACTGCGTGTTCTTGATTTTGTTTATGATATTTAAATTTAAAATCATCGATCCCTGTTAGCTTACGTACACCATACGTTAATTCTTTGATCTGTTCTGCTAATCGTGGACTTCTTGGAAGTTCGACAAATACTGAATACTCTCCTTCGGAATTTTCTCCAGAACTAACATCGCTGTCTAATACAAAATAGTAACCTTTTTCGATAAACTCCATAAGGTCTTTTGCTGGAGCACGATCTTTAACACAAAAGCTAACTACACAGACATCGCGGTCTTCTCCCATTTTAGAACTGTATGTATCAACTTCAAAAGTTGGATAGACCATTTCTGCTAGGTCCATAGGACGAAGTCCTTCATTAAGCTGCTGATTGTTGTTCGGCACTTGCCATCTCCTGTGCTTGTATTTCTGCTGGATCAATATGCGCATTTACTCCGCCGTTCATAGTGACCATATCTTCAATTTTGTTTCTGTCTAATTCTGTATATCCACGAGTAATATCGTGCATGAGTTTTTTAGGCATAGTGATCTTAACCATCCAGATAGGTTTTTGATCAATCTTACCTTTTCGTGTCCCGGGGCGAATATCATCTGGATTTTTAATTTTTCGAACTTGGCTTATTACGCTTTCTGCAAATTCTACTTTACAGCCATAATCTAATAAACGTTGTCCACCTTTAGGTTCGGGCATCTTATCTTTAGGCCACATAAATGTACACTCTACAAAGTAGCGTGATTCTTTAGGGCCACTAACTAATTCACCGTCGATCCAATTATCGTAAACATAGGTATCTAACTCGTCAATAACACGCTCAAAGTCCTTGAGCAAATTAAGGCTATTGTTAGACCCGTAAATCTGTTCTATATTAGTAATGATGTCTTTAATGTCTGCCATGATGTCTCCTAATTGTATTTATCTATGAAACTTTAACATAAACTATTATATTATTGACTTCGACTTAAATACGATTGTGTTCGGTCGCGGACATAAGCTGTTTTTAGGTCCGTACCTAACACTTCACAAAAAGGAGGCAATACCTTAATATGAAGCGAAAAAGAGCGGTAGCAGCAGCTTTACAACATAATGTAATAAATATTGATCAACGACTCCAAGAGAAGCGCAAGCGAGTCCAAATATATCCCAAAAATCTCAGTCAAGAAACATATCTACTCAAACTAAATGACCCACAAAAAATGATAGTTTTTGCTATCGGGCCTGCAGGTACGGGTAAAACTATGTTAGCAGTGCAATGGGCTATTAATCAACTCAAAGATAATCTGATCGATAAAGTTATCATTACAAGACCTGCTGTTTCAGTAGATGAGCAACACGGATTCTTACCAGGATCACTCCAAGAAAAGATGGAACCTTGGACTAAGCCTATAATGGACGTGTTTTCCGAAAACTATACCGCAAGAGAGATTGAAAGCATGATTAGAGAAGGAGTAATCGAGATCAGTCCGCTTGCCTATATGCGTGGTAGAACATTTAAACGAGCAGCAATTATCGCTGACGAAATGCAGAATGCTACGCCTAGCCAGATGAAAATGTTATTAACGAGATTAGGAACGGGATCTAAGATGGTTGTTACTGGTGATTTACAGCAAGCAGATCGACCGAGTAATAATGGTTTACTAGAATTCTTAGGATTGTTTAACGATTTCCAAGATCATCGTTATGTTGAAACTTGTCACTTTACAGTTAAGGATGTTGAAAGACACGAAGCGGTAAAAGAAATTTTAGCAATCTATAAAGATTTTTAAGGTAAATGGGGGGTTAATCGATCCCCCAATAACCTTTTGTAGAATTCTAGTAGCTCTTCATATCCCAGGTCGGGTCTAAGAGAATTCTTGACTATCTTTTTTTCTTTAAAATCTAAAATTACCTTAGCGGTAGTTAGGTGTTTCTTTGACACTCTATTTTTAAATTCCGTTAGTTCGTCCCATTTTTGATAATGTTTTAAGATATATGTAACAATCATGTATCTTTCTTTCATGAAGATTCTCCAGTATCACTAACTTCGATCCAGGTGTAATCACCTAACCATTTTACACGAGTAATATATTCATAGTGTTGAGGTTTACCTGTGGTCCAGTCCTCAGGACCTTGTAGACATAATCTAGTACATTTTTTTTCAGTATCATACAATAACCAATAGATGTTGCCGTGAGCTATTTGAAAATCGTATACAGCACCGTGTACTTGATCAGTTAAATCTAATCTTTGTTGTATGTCTTCTGCTTGTTTTTGCAATACACCGACAAGTTCCATTATCCTGTTGTATTCTTGTTTGGCATGTAGTCTTGCTACATTGAGCATTACATCTTTTTGTTTTTTGACCGGAACCAGTTCAAATTTAGGTGAACCTACATCCATTGGATAGGTTAAACTATTTCTTCTGGCAGGATCTTCTGGTTTGAATTTCACTTAGAGCCTTGCTAGTTTAACTAATGTGGCTGCTAAGTTAACTTCTGGGTCTACGATTAAGGTATGATCAACAAGACCTTGTTTAATAATTAAGATTGCTGAATTTTGTTTTGCTTCATCGCCAAAGATAGCAAGGTTGTCATATAACCAACGATACACTTCTTCCATTTCTTCAGCACGTAATTTACCACAAAGCATTTTGCGTGCTTCGTTGATCTTACCTGCTTTGAACAGTTCAACCATATCAAACTTCCATTCTTGCTCGCCGGCATCGGCATCGTTAGCACCAACTAACTTACTATCTGCTACATTTTGTTGTACAAGATTGATACATTTACGCAAGTCTGGATATGTAACCTTAACATAGTTGTCTAGTGTGTCAAGATCAAATTCAACATTTTCTTCGACTAAGATAGTTGCCACACGAGCAATAAACTCTGTTTGGTCTACACGTTCAATATGGAATCCTTGACATCTACTATGTAACGCTGGAATAATACGATTGGGATAGTTACAAGTTAAAATAAAACGTGCTGTCTGATGATATTCTTCCATAACACCACGCAATGCTGCCTGTGCGTTTGGTGACAAGTAATCGGCCTCGTCGAGTAATACTACTTTAAACGGACCGAACGGCATCATCTGTACAAAGTTAGTGATCTTATCACGAACGTCTTCGACGGAGTTTGTACGTGATGCGTTAATTTCTAATACATCATATTCTTCAATGCCTAACTCGTTTACAAGAATTTTAGCCATAGTAGTTTTGCCAATACCAGCACTACCACTAAACAAAAGATGCGGAATAGATTTGTCCTTGACCCAAGTTTGGATTTGTTTCTTTTGATGGTCGTCGCGGAATACATACCCATCTAGTGTTTTAGGACGATATTTTTCTACCCACAATTCTTTCATTCTTCAGCCTTTCTTTTTTCTTGTTTAACGATGTCGCTCAGATCATCTGCAGATTTTCTAATAGACTTACTAATATCACCCACACCTAGCTGAGATTCAACTATTCGTGCTATATTATGTAACGTGGTTACTGCTCCCGCAAGTTCTATAATATTCATTCAGACCTCATTTCAAGTTCGTTATCACCACATACAGGACAGCAGACATCACCTTCGTCTTGTATATCACATTCATCTATAGTACCCTTCCAATTACAAAGGTTACATTTGTAATCCCACGGTTCATCTTGTGGCAACGGGGTTGTCATACCAATTCTTCTACTATGCCTAATACTTCTGCTAGAATCAGTAAACTACCTGCTAGAAATAATTCACCTGTGCATAATACTCCACCTGCAACTATTCTAACTAGACTTTTTGCCATGCTAATACGTAAATGCCAAAGTGCATCAGGATGCTTTTCTTTAGATTTTGTTCCGTTAAATTCTTCTTTGTTAAGAACAGCATCTAGCCTATTTCGAATATCTTTCATTACTTCGATGTTTTCATTATTTTGACTCATTTCTAATTCCTTTGTTAATTTCAGCGGCAACTACTCGTTGTCGTAATTCTGAGGTTGAAAAACTGTGTTCACGACGATTGTAATAGATTTCAATATCGTGTGATCGGCATTCATCGCGTCCTGTGAAGTCTGTGTGCTCATACTCTTGTCCTACTATTCTAACATTAATAGGATAAGAAAGCAATATGTCTAACAGTTCTTTTTCTGTGGCATAAGGAACAACCTCATCAACATACTTACAAGCCTGTAGTTGTACGTATCGTTCAAAAACACCTTGCACAGGTTTATTTTTTTTTGGTCGATCGATAGTAGGATCTGTTTGTAATCCTACAATTAAATAATCACATTGTTTCTTGGCTTCTTTGAGCATCATAATGTGCCCAGCGTGAAACAAATCAAAAGTGGAACAAGTGAAACCTATTTTCATGTCTATCCTTTTCTGTTTCATTCATTATAGCATAGTTGAATATAAGTTGTCTAGCTTTTTCTTCACGATCTTTAGGAGTTGATTCGCCCAAAATAACGATAACATATTTTTTATCGCCTTTTTGAACCATCAAAGCAAGACATCTACCCGCTGGGTTAGTCCAACCTGTTTTGGATAAAATAATTTCGTCAAATTCAAATAATAGATTCTTATTGGTGTTTCCAATAGACACATAAGAGATTTTTTTCTTATTCTTACGTTCGATCATTAGGTATTTGTTTGTTGAGGTATTTGCAATTAATTTGTGTTTACTATCTTCAACAATTAATCTGGCAAGGTCTTTGGCACAACTGATATTTCTTTTGTCTAATCCGTGCGGATCAAAAAATTTAGTTTTAGTCATGCCTAATTGTTCTGCACGAAAATTCATTTCTTTAATAAAGTAAGTACGCCCACCTGGCCAACTATCAGCTAATGCATCAGCCGCTGCATTGTCGCTGCGTATCAATAAAGAATCTAATAACTCTTGTCTTGATACCATGCGTGTTTGCCAAATACCGCCTTTATATTTTACTTCTTTAGCAAGGTCAAGATTCGATTCAACTATTAATAGTGCTGTCATTAACTTTGTTAACGATGCGATTGGTCTTGGTTTGTCCATATCTTCTTCGTACTCTAGAACATTATCTGTATAATTGTAGACTATGCTAGAGTGAGCATAACATAAAGTTGACGCTGTTAATAACAGCACTAAGAATAATAATCTTATCATTTAATAAAAGGTTTTAAATTAGGTGGCGTCCACCCTATAGGTTTTAAAACTTTTCCATCTTCACGCTTGCGAACTTTTCCTGTGTCTTTATCAACCTTGGCAAAATTAGTAGCCATAACTTCTTTCCAAGCACCTTCCGCATCAGCCCCCATACTATGGATCGCGCCGATCGTTACGACTAAGATATCTATCAAAGCATCAAGTTCTTCAACCCTATCGCGAGCAAATTGAAGTTCCTTATATTCTTCCTCGATCAGATTCCTATATAAGAGAAATTGATTTTGATTAGGCTCGCCTACACTTTGATCGCAGGCACGCATAAAATTCTCTTGATCACGGAATGGATTTGTCATTTCTTACTCCTTTATTTCTGTGTGAGTAGTGTAATTTAAGATGACCTGAGTATGTCTATTACACGTTTCTTGGATTGATTGTCCAACCATTCTTTTTCATTTTGAAAAATTGGACAGCTTTCAAGAGCGTGATCTACAACAAATTTAATTTGATATAGATCTTTCTTGAATTCGAAAGAGGAAATTCCATCATTATAGGGATTATTGCATTCCCTAGAAATATTATGGATCTCCTTTATTATATTGTCAAATTTACTTGACATTATTTTTTCATGAAATCTTCTGGTTTGATATCTAGACCAGCACCGTGACTATATTCTTGTCCGATATAGAAGTCATTAGGTTTTTCGTCTGAAACAATAATAATGGATTTAGTTTCTACTTTTTGAACTTCTTTGATGCTTTCCCCGTCGTCGATATCGATTTTTCGAGTCCAACGACCGTGTTCAACGAGTATCCATTGACCTGGTTTAAATTTTTTCTGTTCTGGTCCGACTTTGTATACCTGACACCAGCGAGGTTTAACACCGTGTGCTTTACCATTATCACTTTGAATCACGATGCCGGCACTGGTAACTTGATCTCCCATGTCCATATTATGGGCAAGGACATCTTCTTTGATAGCACGAAGTTGACACTTAATTGGATCTAAAGACATTGATTAACCTTTCTTACGTGTTGGAACTTCTTCTCGAATTGCACGTGGATTAGCCGCATAATAGTCTTGCAAAATCTGTTCACGTGTGCGAATAATTTTACCACCTGGCCCAATTTCGTCACCTCGAGCATTCAATTTAGCATTACCTACAGCTGGCTCTGTTTCGTGTTTTAGAGCTAATTTTTCTAAATCAATTTCCTTACCACGCACACTGGTATATACTTTACCCATTATTTTCTCCTTTTAATTCTTGTTTTTGAAGGTTTTCGACCTTCCAAAATTCTTTTAGCATTTCTGCTGGCAATACTTGATGGACTTCTACGTTTAGACATTATGCCTCCTTGAAGAATTCTTCTATTGGTAAATTGTATTTAATACTGTTGATCTTATGGACCCCAATTAAGTGAAGCACATAACTGGCCACACTGGATCCACGACCCACACCCCAAACTACATTATTTTTTCTAAGAGTATCAACAACATATTTCATACATTTAAGTATTACTGTCATGTTGTGTTTACGAAATAGCTCTAATTCTAATGCTACTCTGGCATATTCATCATCATTTTGGCAAAGATCTAAACAATATTTCTCAATATCTAAGTCTTGATATTCTTTTGGTAAGAACCATTCTGTTGTATCGATATGATCAGTTGGACGAGGATAATCCAATCTTTCTTGATCTATTCTATCAAGATAAAGTTTAAGATCGTCAGAAGTTTGACAATGATCCAAAATGTCTGGACCATATTTTAAAATTCCTTCAATTAATTCTTGTTCTGTGTTATTCCACATTGATTAGTTGATCCAAATCGCCATCTAATTGTCCTTTCATACGTAACGAATTTCTACGATTTAATTCGTCTTTATATATTGTAACAAAAGTTGCGAGCTGTGTCAACAGTTCTGGTTTACCTAAACGGTAGGCTGCGAAGTATTTTTTATTCAATTCAAACAGCTTTTCTTCCACTTCGGAATCTTTGAGTTGAGTAATATCACCTTCGAAAGGGTGAAACATTATGCAAATTGCCCCAAATAGCGCATGAAGATAGTGTCTGTATTATGACGCCAAACTTCAATGAATATAGGATTAGTTGATGATGATACTGTAAATGTTGTTGGGAAACTTGGATCTTTTTTGATAACTGTACCCGCTGATGTTGTAAATGTAATGGTAAATGAACCACCAGTACTATATAATTCTAATGTAAGTTTACCTACTCCTACAGGAACAACTTCAGATGCGTATGCAGGATCACCTGGTAGATTTTCAAAAGATACTGTAGAGTTGCCGCTGAATCTCCAAATCTGATATGATCCATTTAACCAATCAATTCCTGAACCACCGGTATATTCATCACCACTTCCTTCTAAAGGAAATTTTTGTTCTCTGACTCTTTGTAAAACAGCATTTTCGACAATGTTTAGTCCAAAATCATTGGTTTCATTTAATTTGGCTGCATTATTTTCTAAAGCAGTTACTTCACTTTGGGCTACTCTTAATGAAGTTTTAATAGTATCAAAGTTATCTCTAAATGTCTGTGTATCGTTATCTTGCCCTGCTACAGGGAAGTTTTCATTAATACTTAGGTAATTTATATTGCTCACGGTAATTTTTCTCCACGTTGCGGGAATGCAAGGTATTTATCCTCTATTTGCCCGTCTATGATGTCAATTAGATAACGGTCTGCTGTGAAATCGATATCTTTAAAGTTAAAGTTTTTAACCCAATAATCAGTATTTTTATCAGGTATTATGTTTCTATTGTTTTGTATACAGGTAAAATATTGTCCATTATATTCTACAGAGTCGTTAACGGTATAATTAATGACATTTGACCAATAACCTCTAGAAGCAAATGTGGTCTTTCCTTTTATTTTTGCTACGATATCTGCAGAGCGTCCTGGTTTAGCATAACACAATACCAATGCTCTGGTAAACCCCAATTCATAATTAGAAGTATCTTGAATACTACGCATCCATAATGGAAGGAATTCACGATCTCTTTCACCTATATTTTTAATACGTTTACGCATATTTTTTATGCTGTTTGGAAATATTCTTTGATGATCAGCGTCACTGACAAAAGGAATATCACTGTCTACTTTAATAGCATCATAACTAACGATGACCTTGCTATTAATATAATCAGCTAGCTGTACGGTAGCACTGATGCTTTTGCCGTTCTTTTCAAGATCATCAATAACGTCGACGTAGATAACTTCGTATATAGTTTCTTGTGTTTCTGGATCTTTAGCCTTGGCTACTTTTAAATCACCGAATAACAATCTCTTGCGATAATGATTACGACTCATGGCCTGTACATAAGTAACAGCTTCTACACTTTCAATACCGGCAAACATTAGCATTTTTAAATCAGTCTGTATACCAAAATTTTCATCACCATATCTATAGATATCATCAGCATTGAATATAGTAGAATCTGTAATGAAATTGTACCAATTTAATCTCTTATCTTTGCTTTGTAATGCTCTAACAAACATATTAGCAAATGTTTTAGTTCCATCTGCTATTACCGTGATACTAAAGGTTCTTAGCGATTCTGCAACATTGGCAGAATCTCTAGCTTTAATTACAAACGTAAATGTTTTATCGAAACTAGTAGTACTTCCATCAAACGTGGTATTAAATGTTCTTGATCCTGTTGAATCTATTAAACTAGAATCTCTATCGAAGAAACGTGTTAATCCCGGACCGTCCCAATATTCTGTATCGAATGGAAGTTTGTTTGTGTTTGATTTAATACAACGATAATAAAATCCGTTGTAAAAAATAGTATCGTTAGTTAGATAAGAAGTTTCATCATTCCAAGTACCTTTGGATGCTGAGGTAATAATATCATCGGCGAACTGTTTTACTTTACCTTCAATGTCCCCAGTGGATAAAAATTTTAATCCTGGTGGTATTCTTCCGCTGACCCATTCATAAGATACTGATCCTCCGTAAAGCAGACTCTTGGCTTCGACATATATCTGGCTAGGTTGATTAGGTTTGATGGTTCCTCTATTGCTAGGAGTAATCCATTCTATAGAACTTTCAATCTCGCCAATGATATCAACTGTAAATGTTTTATCAGCAGTTGATACTCCTTTGAACCAATAATCACTTCCATCTTCTGGAGTTTTATTCTTATGAGTCTGTGTACAGGTATATACAAATCCTTGATATCTTACAGCGTCATTTACTGCGTAGACTGTAAAAGAGTTCCAGTTACCTTTGAGTGTATATGTAGAATATGAAAGTGTAGCTGGAAAGTTTACAGCCATCATTGTAAATGAGTATGTTTTCGTTATGGCTGCTTGATAAGGAACTTTACCGGAAATTTCGCCAGTGATACTATCCAAGGTCATACCTGGTGGTAATGCACTCACACCTCCATCAGGATTGGTAGGTAATAAGAAATATGTGATAGTTCCACTTAATGTAGGTGGATCATATACATCTAAAAAGATAGTCACATAATTATTAGCACGAAAACGTCCAAGATTGCTTTCTGTAATCCACAGTGGTTTACGACCACTTCCGCTGTCGGCTTGGAATAAATTTGTATCAACTTGTATGATACTATTGTCAGATTGTAAGAATTCTTCTGTGACTACAAATATCTTAAATAATCTGTTGACTACATTAACCCCATCAGTTACCGATACCACGAAGTTATAGATTCTACTTAATCTTCTTGGCACTTGACTAGGCTCATTGTAATCGTAGGTAACATTGTCATAGAAGAATGTATCAAACCCATTAGATCTTGCCTCAACATAATCTAAAGGAGTTACATCTAACGGACCAGTGTCGTATCCTCCGCTAGGAAATCCAGTGTATTCCAAAGCAAATACAGGATCGGTAAATCCAGAAATGAGACCAGTTTTACTTAATGACAGACCAGGAGGTAGTTCTCCAGCATTAGGAGTTAGATAAAATGTTAGACTGTCGCCGGCAGTAAGATCTGTATCAGAAGCATCGAGTTGAAAACTGACAAAACTATTGTCTAATATAAAATACGCTTCACCTTCACCAACTTTTAAAAAGCCTTCGTTAGTTAACCAATAAGGAATATCTGATCCATCAACCGATAGGCTAAAAGTTCTATCTTCAAGATCGACACCATCACTGGCTCTGACAACAAATCTACTTTCTGTATATCTCTTAACTTCTGACGGACTACCTAAAATATGATTACCTGAAAGACGTAACCCTCGAGGAAGATTTCCAGCAATAACAGAATATGTAACGACGCCTACAGTCGAAGTAGCTGATAAAGGAATTTCTTGTATCACACGTTCAGTGATAACCCCTAAGTTTCCTGCAGGTGTTTGCCATGTGATCATCTATATAGATCCTTAGATGCGTTAGACAATTGGACCTAGGTCTAGATCAATTCGTCCAGGTAAAAGAACAGTGCCAAAATCTACATTGGATGTCGCTGTATTAAATTGTACTGCGTTTGTAAATGCTCCGTTGATAGGACCAAAGTCTGCTGTTTCTAAAATATCACTAACAGGTAATATCGTTTTAAAATTTAAAAATTGTCCTATCGCTGTAACTTCTATATCTGGTCTACTTGAAGTAGATCCGGGTGCTGCAATACCTTGTAAAGATATTTCTTGATTGATACTGGCTAATAATACTCCAGCATCAGTATCAAATCTAGTAAAGGCATCTGGAGATAGATTGTTGAATACAACGCTGTCACCAGCGTCTGCAATCTGCATCTTAGTACCAGATACTAGTGATTTAAAAATTAATTCAGACCCAATTTTTTCCTTAAAGATATTAACACCACTAGCTGTTGGAGTACCTACTGTTACGGTTAATTCCGCAGCAAGACTGCTAAAATTAGCATTTACCTTTTGGAACGCGGTGCGTAGATCATCACCTAGCCCGTCGTTGACTAAATTACCTATATTGATTGTTTGTATGGTCATAATACGCTCTCTTTTGTATATTTATCCGGTTCTAAGTTTAGCCAAACCTACTGTACTTAATATCTGTATATACATCCAAGCTATGTCAAACTCCCAAGGCTTACGGCTAAATTTTGGGCTCGCTGGATCTAAATGATGATTATTATGTAGTTCTTCTCCTGCAACTATAATACCAATTGGACTAATATTGCGGCTAAAATCTTTAGTTTCACCGTTGCGATAACCCCACCAATGTCCTAGTCCGTTAATTAAACTACCTGCCGCCACAGGAATCCAAACGATTTGGATTACCCATACTAGTAATCCCCATGGTCCAAATAACAATAGATCGATAGCCAACATTATGAAAATACCTAGTACAGGATACGGAGTGTATAGTTGACGTTCAATCCAATCTCGAGGAGTACCAGCTCCATACTTCATAACAAAGTCTGCTGATCGACATGGTGTGTTGTACAACTTCATGCCAGTGGTTATTACTGTTAGTAGTCCAAATACATGTGGGCTATGCGGATCACCTTCTACATCTGGATTTTGATGGTGTTTGCGATGTACAGCTACCCATTGCTTGGTATTCATACCTGTAGTGAGCCATAACCAAAAACGCATAAGATGTGCTAGTACAGGATGAAACTCAACCCCCTTGTGACTTTGACTGCGATGTAGGTACAGTGTAACTGACACCATAGTCAAGTGTATCATTAGTAGTGTGATTAAGATAAGTTCCATCATTACGTTAAGCCAGCTGCCATTAAGTTAAACTGCCAAATGTGCTTGATTGCCAAGCACCGTCTGTAAAGATTATTGTGACCATATCAGTAAAAGGAATTTGAAATGGAATAACAGGTTGCTCTGAATATACAGTTCCGTCCCAACGTGCGTTGGCAACTAGTACAAATATATTTGCCGCAGTTGAACCGTTCTGTCTCACTACATACATGATCTGACCTTCTACACCGTCGGCCAAATAATAATAACCATCAGTGAGTTTGTTAATGGTTTTAGTTAGGTCAATAGCCGTAACCCCTTGAACAACATCCGCAACTGATATATTTGAGGTGCTTCCAGATGTTCCACCCAGATCACCGGTATCTAATGTTCCAATAACAGCACCTACTGCGGTATTACCAGTTGTGGCAGTGACAGTATATGCGGCTACTCCGCTAGTGACTACTACTGTAAATGTAACTCCACTTAGAGTAAATGGACCGTAGTTTCCATCTACAATAGAACCTATATATGTGCTATCTTCCAGAGCAGTTGCTGTTCCAGTGTTATAGGCAATGCCAGTCTTGGCCACTGTAGTTAGGGTACTACCAGTATAAGCCGTTGTCTGTACAGTATTATCTGGGAATGTTAGATCACCATCTTCTCCAAAACTCCATCTACGCAGAGTACTATCACTTAGGTTGATATCAATGTTAATGGCATTTTCGCTCTTAATATCACCAGGGATAGTTAACGCACCATCTGTACCAAAGGTCCAACTGCTGCCGTTGGCGCTGACTTCTACACCCTGTGTACTTGGTAGTTTAACATAGTTGTCGTCATCGCCGAAGAATAGATCAACAATGTCTGGACTATCCTTCATTATGTGAAAGTGACTTGATGCGGTTACAGGATTGTCGGGAGTGTTGCCAAACAATACTGTACCACGAGTTGTGGTCATAGAAATGCCACCATCTACTGTAGTACGCACATTGTGATCGTCTGTGCCCAAGAAGATGCTGGTCTCTGACAAATCGCCTGTGGTCAAGTGCAGGTGATGATCGCCTTCGAAAGTAGGTGCGTCACCGTTAACCAGTACTGATTCAACACCTATATTAGCAGGGTCATAGTTGTTGTCTTCAGGTGATATACGCACATTAAATTCATAGTCGTCACTGTCTAGTGTAAAAGTAAAAAGACCGTCACCTATCTCATCTAGTATCACTGTGCCTGTGCCAGGATCTGCGAGGCCGGCACTCTCTGGATAGATCCACCAATAGAGTGTTTGCCCGACCCTAGTCGGTGCTTCTACATACACATTGACTACATCGCCTACTATCTGAGTAATGTTATTGAGGGTTACCGTAATACCGTTTTCTGTATTTGAATAGTTTCCACCACCCTTGATCACCAACTTCTGGCTGGCCACTGATGGCGTTGCTGGAGTTAGTTGAATAGTTGGATTGCTGGTAACATACCCTTCAGTGATTGTACCACCTTGTGGCAATGTCACAGTTCCTGTTGTACCTAATACCAGTTCGTTACTGCCGTTGAATAATCTGTTGTTGGCAGTGGTTGAGTATAATGTGCCTATCAAGAATCCGCTGACTTCTGTAGTCAGTGTCACTGTGCCGGTGGTGATGTTTTCAGCATTGTCTGTGTCAGTCTTACCAGCGTTGACCACAGTAATGTCGCTGGCTGAACTGTTGAGTACTCCGCTGAATGAGGCTGCTTTGAAATCCCAGTCGCCTACAGAGAATACATCTCCAGTGGCCGAGACCTGTACCACTGTGGCCAGTGGATCGCCACTATTCTCAAAATCGCCAAAGCCGCCGCCAAGTAGCACATAATTTTCTTTAACTGCTATGTTGCTGCCGCCACCGGAGCCAAAAAAGAGGCCTCCGGTAAATGTCCAGCCTGTGGTATTGTCAATGAGTCTTTGCCATTCTACTGTGCCATCGATGCCATACTTGGCTGCGACCCATGTGTAACCGTTATTTGTGTCCGTGTTGCCGCCAGCAAAGCCAGTTACGCCTGACAGATAAAGTTTGTCATCGGCACCAACCACTACGCTGATGCCAAATGTGTCACAGGTGCCTGTTACTCGTCTGCTCCACTGTTTAGCACCGTTGCCGTCAAGTTTCAGTATACTTAGAGCACTGGTTGTACTAAACTGCTCTCCAGAATCATATCGATAACTGCCAGTAACATAGATGTTTCCGTCGCTGTCAATATCAGCATCTGCCCCGTAGCAGTCAAAGCCCGCATCAAACAGTATGGCCTTTTGCCACTGTATAGATCCTGCGCTGTCATACTTGACCACCAACATACGATCGTCTGGCTCGTTAGTGGCCAGTGTGCCAACTTTGACAACCATGTCAGGAGGAGTTATATTGTAATCAGTTCCTGATTGAAGTGTTATACTACTCCAATCTGCTACTACATAAACTATAGTGTTTTCAGGAATTGGGGGGCCTGCGTTTGGATCACCTGGATCTAACGGGTCAGTATCAACAATTAACATATTACCAGTAAGGCCCGATCCACTTATTGTACATCCAACTTTATCAGTATGGTCTCCTACTAATCTTATACCGACTACTTGTTGCTCATTAAATGTCTCTGGATAAGTGGTTTGAGTAAGTAAACTAACTGTTTCTCCACCAAAGATGCTTCCATTGATAGTGGCAATCACTTCATCTACAGATCGATTGCCAATTGTATCACTGATGTTGCTGAATGTAGCGACTCCGTCGGTAACCGTAACACTAAAGGTCACACCATTTGAAGTTCCTGTAGTTCCACCGCCAGTCCAGTTGGGGTTACTGTCAGCGTACAAGGTTGCTACACCGTCGCTAACGCCCAATTGACTCATGTAACCAATAGCCACCACTTCACCACTAGGACCCACGGCCATGCCGTAGGCTTCTTCGTCGGCCTGACCGTCCAGTGCTCTTGACCAAATAATACTACCGTCTGCGGCATCTACCTTGGTAGTGGCAACATAATTGTCTGTGCCATTGTAGGCATATCCAACCATGACAGGATCGCCGTCTGAGGCTACATCCACTACTGAACTTTGACTACTGAATCCAAAGTCATAGATCTTGCTCCATAGTACACTGCCATCAGTGCTGTCAAGTTTGGTCAAAGTGGCATTGTCCTGTCCTTCAACATCTGTCTCGCCTGCTACATATATCGAGTTGCTGTCGTTGTCCACTGCCAGCCCCCATCCGTCTGTGTAAAATTCATCGTCAAATCTTGCTGTCCATATCTTGGCGCCAGTTGTGGTGTACTTGCCCACGGAATAATAACTACCACCACCATCGTCGTTGAAATGATTGAACAAGGCAATCACATTGCCCGCGTCATCGTATTCCACACTCATTGCTAGTGACACAATGTCTGTTGGAGCACCGTTTTGAGTTTCAAATGTCTGTACCCAAACATTACTATCACTTGCGCCACCACCCAATACTGAGTCACCGTTTTCGTCTACGATATCGCCGCCTGTTGGTAATGTTAGTACACCGTCGGCATCAAACTTCCACTCTTTTTCTCCTCCCACTTGTTTTTCTGTAATAATCTTAAAGAAGCCTAGTGTAGGGTCGCCTGAGTCAGCGTCATTACCCACATTCAATGTTACTAGTTCTGTAGCATCGTTGCCTGAAGAATGACGACCTTCGCCGTTCCAGAATCTTAATACTGCCGAACTTTCTCCCTCAATATTATCAAGCCCAGTAAATCTTAAACTTTCACCGCCTGTGATATAAACATCACCGTTGTTGAATAATGCCGCAATGCCGTTATTGAGATTGTCTACAACAATGCCGTCAGTGCCGCCAAATACTGCCATTCCAGGAGCAGTTAATGTACCAGTTTGTCCAAAGTTCCAAGTATAGGTGCTGCTATCTCCGCCGTTAATTATGATGTTAACATCGTCGTTGTGTACGATACTTGGAGCATTAGGAAACGGAACACCGCCAAGGGTTACGCCATTGTGTACTCGAAGACGATACTCACCATTGACTTCATAGACCATAATGGTGCCTGCGGGCAACACACCATCATTGTTGCCTCTAACTTGGCTTTGATTTATTCTGCGTACTGTTGTCATTTATCTTGCCCCTGATTAATCGTAATATTCCGAACCGTAAAACACTTTCGCGGTCCACTGTATTCTTAGTGTAGCACTGTCACCGTCTAATCGACGATAGCTGATAGTGCCTTCGTTCTGTACCAACCATAAGTCGTCGTTTTCACTGTCGTCACTGCCACTTGCGACTTCAGTATGGGTGATGTGTTCTTCGTCGTTGTCATCCACAATGTGTATAGTTCCTATGATAGTGGCATCACCTGTGTAGGCGTGATAGTCTATAACAGCACCGCGGAAGTTTGCACTGCCACCTGGTAAGTCGTCTTCGTCCCACCATACAACTGGTTCACCGCCAACATCTCTCCTTATATAAAAAGGAGCATCTTCAACTTGAAGTGTTGGATCATTGGCATTGACATAGTAGAACATCCAGTTATCTCCGCCTTCACTGTTAATGGTAGCTGCTCTAAATGTCACATTATCGAAAGATATATACCATACAGCAACCGTACCTGTATTATAGTAAGGACTGATAAAAGCATTTATTTCTGTGGTTTTCTTGACTCTTAGTTCATAGGCATAAACACCGGTATATGTAGCCCCAGTAATTTCAGTTCTGTTTCTAGATGTTACCGAAACAGATTTGTAACCTGAAGCTTCTTCAATTCTACGATTGCCAGGTGCTGTTAGTTTAACACGACCTATACCTTCTGCACTTTTTAATACTGTGCCGTCTGAGAATGTGACACCCTCGTTGAGTTTGGTTAAATCTATTTCATAGCGTAGATAACTGAATCCGCCACCCGCATTATTCTGTGTCCAACTTAGCCATTGTATAGCATAGTACTTGTCTATGCTGGGCACATACATCACAGCCTTTGATCCAGGAACACGATTACCTAAGCCACCATTACCGTAGGCATCATAGAAATTAGTATAGATTCTAGTTTCAACATCAGTTAAATCATCCCACCCATCTATATTCCACTCTGTGCCGTCTGGACTGATATCTTCATCCCAGCCTTCTTCAGTGAAAGGATTGTAGATACCGTTGTTGTTGCCCCTGGTAATACCAATCTGTAGGGTAGAGTCGTCTTCAATAACATCAACATTGTTGGCAGTGGCGTAGTTTTCTTTCTTGAAATAGTTAGGATCTCGTTCTATTAGAGTTCTTGTGTAGGCATATGATCCGCCGTTGTTGCCGCCCCAATTTGAGAAACTGAATTTATAGTACTGATCATTGATGGTGTCGTGCATAATCAGTTCAGCACCGATGATGTTATTACCAACAGCACGGTTCAATGCTTCATAGAATGTTGTATATGTTCTTGTGTTAAATCCTGTTAAGTCGCCCCATCCTTCACTGTTCCACTCTGTGCCTAGAGGACTGGTGTCGTTGTTGGTGTCGTATTGTGTTTCTGCTTCTATATTAAATAAGGCACGATGATAACTTCTAACCAAGGTCAGTCCAGGACCTATACTATCGCCTGGTGATGCTCGAAGTTGCATACCTAAATTGCTATATGTACCCGGAGTATTTGCCGCCGCAGCACCTGTAAAGGCAGCATCAGTGACAGTTAATAACCCGCCGCTACTAACTGTGGCAACTTCGAACTCAATATGACTGTCATCGTTGTTGCCGCCTATTTCCCAATACTGTACTCTGTAACGCTGTCCTACTGTATATCCAGTACCCGGAGTTGTCACAGTGACGGATGTTATTACAGGACCTGCGCCAATGACTACTTCAACTTCGGCTCCTGATCCATCACCTGCTGTTGATACAGACACCGGAGAGCCTAATACCACAGGCTGGATGATAAATGGTGAGTTGGTTAATTCTAAATATGGTTGTACTGGACCTGCACCTCCACCACCTCCTCCTAGCAGCCCGTCAGTGTCGGTTAAGTCTGACACATCAGTAGGAGCATTAGGAATGTCTGCGTAGGTTATGTTTTGACTAATAGGAACATTGTTAACTCTTAGTTCGTTAGTTCCTGGGTCTAGGCTTAGAGGAACACCACCTAAGAATACTGTGTTGTTGCTGACAAAAAGACTGCGGAAAGGTTTTGCTAGACTACCTAAGTTACCACCATTGGCTACACTTGGAGTAATATCCCCGTCTACTGTAATCTCACCGTTTACTGTAATTGGTTTATCGATAACAATGTTAGTACTGTCATCAGTACTCATCGTGCTACCGGTAAATGTAAACGCACCTAAATTTAGTGTGACATCAGTTAATCCCAGTGCTGTATAAAGTTCTGTAAAGTTAGCATTTACTTTTTGGAACGCAGCACGTAGGCTATCGCCTTGTTTGTCATTGGCTGTTGTGCCTACGTTAATATTTTGTTTTGCCATTTATCGCTCCGTTATACCAATGCTGCTATTCTTGATTGGAAGTCACTGAAACTTGTGCTTGCCGCTGTTATAGCTTGTAATTCTGTTATATTAATTACTCTACTGCCTTTGACTGTTAATTGTTCCGCCACAGTGATATCGTTTTCAAATGTAACATCAGTATTGAATGTTACAGGAGGTTCAAAGATCAACGCAGACGAATCGTCAGTGTCGATAATATTGCTGACAAATAAAACTCTGTTTGTACCGTTGCCTAAGAAAATATCACCACTGGTACCACCACTAGTACCTCCACCTATATAAACAGGGGCACCTGCTGCCCCTATGATCTGTGCTCCAGCAGTGCCTCCGATGATCACACCGTTTACTGGATCCATAGTGATGCTGTTTCCACCATCAAACGAGTTGATAGGTCCTACTATCTTCCCACCAGTACCATCTACCAGCAATGTAGAATCATCAGCAAATACAGAACCTCTAACATCTCCATCGTGGGTGCCTGTGGTATTACCAGTGACATTTCCTATCACACTACCGGTAAATGTTCCTACTACAACTGCTGCCGGAATAACTCCTAAAACAGCATCTACTAATAATGTGCTGTCATCTGCAAATACACTACCTTTAGAATCACCAACATGACTACCAGTAAATGTACCTTGTACTACTTCTGCTGGAATAAGACCGCTAACACCGTCAACTAATAATGTTGAGTTGTCTGCGAAAATACTAGCATTTAGATCAATAGCACCACTGCTATTGTCCAGACTAATGGTTAATGTTTTTGTTGTATTGTTTGTGGATAAAGCAATACCATATCCTTGTTCAATGTTTAAGGTTGTTCCGCTGCTGCTACCAACTGCTGAAATTAATCCAGCGTTTGCGACTATATTACCGAATGCAGGATATGCTGGAAGTAAATTTTCTAATTCAACATTACCTGTGGCAGCATTTGGTGTAACTGTTAAACTTGCAGTAACAGATGAAATAGATAATACGCCAGTATTGGTAATTTTAATATTGCTACCATTGGCAGCATTGATATTAATACCCACACCTTCAGTTCTTCCTGATGGTAATGCAGTCGTGCTCAGTAAAGAAACTACACCGAGATTAGTTAAGGTGATTTCACCAGTGCCTATTTCAGCACCTGTATAAGTTACACCAATCTGTCCAGCAGTACCTGATACTTTGATAACACCTGTGTTATCGAATATAATACTATCTGAACTTGAATTAACAGTTAATCGTATAGCAGTACCATTGACAAAATTTAATGTATCTGTAAATGAGCTGGCTATTATTTCACCTTCACCTTCTACATTAACAATTTTAAATGTTGTCTTAGTTGGATCAATAATTAAACTGCCACCTATTGTTGATGATAGGGGTAGATCAACTGTACTACCGATTCCTTTGATATGAGCAGTACCTAACCATACACCATTTAATTCTTCACCAGGAACAGTAGAGTATTCGGACGTATAAACATTAGCCCATTTATTTGTGCTGCTACCTAATGAGTATTCACTATCAGTAGTAGGACTAACATTAGTATCTAATGTTTCAAAATCTATTGGAGTTAATCCAGCAACGCCTAATGCAGCAGCCACTGAGTCAAAGTTTTCATTCACTCTCGTAAATGCTGTCTGTACATCACTCCATAATAATGGAGGAGCTCCTAATTGTATATTTGGATTTGGCAATGCCATTATGTTCTCCCTACCGCTATTTCAATTGTTCCGATATGATCTGAATCATAGTCTACTAGTGATTTACCGACAACAGTTCCAACTTTAACGTCGCCTGTGGCTGACATTGCAACACCAGGAATACCTGCTGTGATCAATATATCACCTTTGGTAATCTTGCCAACTACTCGACAAGGTACACGACCTTGTAGTGCTACTAAGTTCTTATGTCCTGGACATGCTTCATACATAGTGTAAGCAGCAGTATTAGAAACAACACCTGCTACTCTTGTATCGCCTTTGGCAGTAGTTGTTGTAACTTCTTTATCACCGCCAAACACTAGAACAGTACCAACTTCATACACTTTGTCACCTTCATAGTTTTCTGCCAAGTCAGCTGAGTATGTTGCTTGTAATCTTGATTCATTTGGGCTTGTACCAGTTAAGGTCCAACGTCCTGTTATTTCACCGTTAGTTCTATTACCACCTGTGGTCAGTGATTGACATTGTACACTTGATGCTGTTATTGGAGCATCAGATGCACCGTCTCTGGTTTTAAATTGATGGATGGTATTCCAATAAGAATTTTTTCTGTTAGCTGGATCATCACCATCTTGTATTAATATACCGCCGTTTCCTGTGTAACCGTATAAACGGAAATATCCATTGGTTCCTACTCCAGCGACAGCAGCACTATCAATAGCAAGTCTACTATCGATATGTAATTGACTTAGATCACCGATGTTAGCACCAAAATTACCAGCAGCACTTCTTAAAATAAGTTTGTTAGCTTCTGGAGCCGCCGCTGTACCAACACCTACGTCAATGGTAGTAAATGCTGTATCTAAACTACCAGTAGTATTTCTACGTAGGACTCCGGTAGTACCTCCTGGAATTAAAGGATATTGACCATATTGATCTTTTCTAATACCTTCACCTAGATTAACCACCTGGCTAAATTGAACAGATTCAACATTTCCATTAATACCAATATCTGGATTACCAAGAACACTAGTTCCTGGAAGCCATTGTAACTTACTAGGAGAAACTCCGTTAGTTGTTGTAGAAGCTGTTCTTAATGTTACCCAACCGTCTGTGATTGTAAATTCAATATTATCAAAACTTGCTACACCACTGGCTGCTTGTTTATCTCTAGCAGTACCGGTTGGTGCTGCTGCTCTAGTAGTAGATAGATTTAATAATAACTTGCTTTGTAGAACGTCAGCATTGGTATTAACATCAGCATCTAAGATAACATTAGGATTAATTTGTGCGTCAACTGTATTTGCTGTTGAATCAATATCAAGAGCAATATCACCCACTACTGTAGCATTAACAGCTTCGGCACCGTCACCTGTGAAAACTAAAATATCATTGGCGAATAAATCACCACCACTGAAGTTTTGGAAGTTATCAAAAGTCAAACTCTGTAGGTTAACAGCATCTAATGGACTTACCGGATTACCAACGTTGACAATCTTATTGTTATCAAGATCCATATTGGCCTTCATAGCCAATTGACCATCTAAGGCCATATATCCACCTGTTACGCTAGGAATTAATAATCCGTCAGCAACCGGTGAACCGTCATGTGTAATACCTAATCTACGTTCGATATAGATACGTGTTGCATTTTCTGTTGGTACAGTATCTGTAGCATTATCTGAGAAACCAGAGTCTGTTGAAAATTCACTAACTGGAACACCACGTTTGAAACCAATACCATCTAGGTTACTTAGAGCGATCGCTGATGCAAAAGTTACTCGACCAGTACCTTGGTCAACTCTAAAGTATGGCCCAACATTAAAGTTACCAAATTGGTCAGTGGTCACGTAGAATACACGACCTACGTCACGTTCGTCAACTTCGTTGTCGTCGTTTAGTGCATTAACACTTGGACCATAAATTTCATTAGGATAGTTAGTGTCAGCATATGAACCAGTACCTATTTCTAGTAAATCATGTCCTGTTACACGTGTTAAAGAAATACGTATAGTTAATGAACCTGCTGCCCCGGGTGATCTCTTAGGTACAGCTGATCGAATAGTATAAGATGAACCATAATCAATAATACTATCTTTAAATGGTCTATCAAGTATCAGTTTACCATAAGGTTTATTAGTTACGGTTTCAGGTTGATAATCAACTATAGTGTATTCTTCACCTTTCCATACAAATTTAGTTCCGTCTGCTCTTGGAACATCTCCTGAACCTAGAGCGACCACAGCGATACTATTATCACCTTCTCGACCAGTGACTCTGCTGAAATAATGTTGTCCTGATGGTGAGCCTGAAGTATCAACAGCAACCGAAGTTGGTAATGCTTCTGGTTCTAAGGATATTTCAAAACTGTTGATAGTAAAGTTTGTTGTTCGAACAAAATATTGAGCCTGAGCACTGATACCAATAGGCAATGAACCCGTTGTTTCAAATTTAATTACATCACCAATTGATAATCCATGTGATGTTTTTGTTATGGTTGCAGGACTACCTACACTAATTGAACAGGTACTAACTGCTTTAACAATATGAGGTGTGCCAGTTCCAGCTACTGTGGTGTTAACAGCAGAACCACTTATTGAAGTACTAAATTGAAAACTAGTTCCTGTTAATCCTGTAGATAAAACATAATAAGTAAGTGACTCAGAAACTCCTGTTGGTAATATACCACCTACTGCTGTAAATTGTATTTTATCGTTGGCCACTAACCCATGATTGCTTACTGTAGATACTACGGCTGGACTAGCAACGCTAATGGTGCTGGATTTACCGCCTCTTGAGAATGAATGTGTACCAGATTGTGTACCAGAAGTATTAATCACAGCTCCACCTGGAGCAGTGCTAAGTCTAAATGATGTTGATGTTAATCCGGTAGATAACACATAATATCTAGTACCGGCTGTGAGCCCTGTTGGCAATGCTCCTGTAGTAGAGAATATTACAGAATCATCTGCGGTTAATTCATGTGCAGCTAACGTAGTTACAACTCCAGGACTAGCGATAGATACTGTGGCTATTGATGAACTTAGATAGATTGCTTCACCTGGTTGATAAAGAGTAAGATCTAAGAAATCGTAGTTTTCTCTAATGGTAGTTCTGGTTAACCCTAGCATCACATAGGTATGTGTTCCAGTACCTGAGGTAGTGAAATCTACAGCGGTACCGTTTTTAATAGTAGAAACTTGAAATTCTGTTGATGTTAGATTATCCGGAACAACATAGTAGATCGTTCCTTCGACTAATGGACTAGGTAATGTTCCTGAACTTTCAAATCCAATAGTAAAGTTTTCTAAAAGATTATGAGGTTTTACACCTTTAATAGCCAATCCAGTACCGCTGACCAGACTCGCAACAGTTCCATTTATCACTGTTGAAAGATAAAATTCATCATAGTTTGGAATGTCAATTACATAGTATGTGGTTCCACTGGTTAATCCATTTGCCGTTGATGTAGGTACAAATGTATCACCTAATTTTAATTTATGATTTACAGATGTTCTACATAAGTTAGCTGCCGGAGTAACATCATCGTATTCATAACCAACTGTAACGATAGTTGCTAATACCTTTAAAGTATTAGTACCTGTGTCTACAGAAATCTCATAAGGACCATAACCTGTAGGTAAATCCCCAGTATTCGAATCTTCCAATGCTTCAAATTGTAGTACACGATAAACATCTGTACTTGATTCATTTAATCTCAAACCAGTTGATGGTCTAACAGCAACATCTACTAGATCACCTGTTAAAACTATCTTAGCATTTGATCTCAAGGTCATTTTTGTGCCATCGAGGATCTGATCAAATAATCCAGTGAAATTACCGGTCGGATCACTGGTTAAATTTAATCTGGTTACACCTGGTGGTAAATCTGTAGTTGTTACAGATGTAATTGGATATCTATAGATTAGATTACCATGGTCAACTTCAAGTTCTGAACTGGATAATGGTTGATAATTATATTTCCAAACATAAACAAATAATCCACCGGATGTATTAAAGTACGATGGACTTGGTGCATAACAAACTACCTTCTGTCCTAGATCATCAAATGATTCTGTAGGAGTTGGAATTTCTAATGGATCTGATCCTTCCGCAACTAAAGCGTAAACACCGTGTGCTGATGAACCAGCAACAGAACGAATCTGTCCACCATTGGTAGAATAGTAAGAAACATAACAGTAGTAGGTAAACATTGAAACAAGTTCAATCAACCCACCGTTTTGTGCAATAGCACCATATCCCATATCGTTGACCTGCGTAAAGTCGTTGGCCAACATAGAACGATTACCAGGCATTAATATTTCATAGATACGTTGATATGAGTGAGTTCCTGAACCAGCACCTGTGGTTGTTACAGGAATTGATGAGCCAAATGTACCAGAAACTCTAAATGTATTATTGGTTAATCCTGCACCTAGAACATAATATTCTTTATTAGGCAGTAATCCCGTAGGCAATGTTCCAGTGGTAGAAAATTTAACGATAGCACCGTCTTGTAATCTATGATCCGCTTTGGTAATAATAGCCGGAGATGCTACGCTAATTGTACATATCTGCGATCCAGGAGTTCTAACAAATGGAGTTGTTTCATCTAAGACTAAAGTAGCTGTAGATCCTGCTTTGTTATATGTAAAATCTCGAACATAGTTAATTCTATGAACAGTGTCATCAACAATAAATGAAGCTGGTAGATTAGGTAGTCTCTCTAGACTAGCAACACTAATCCTTGTGGTTGATGCGCTGGCTGTGTGAGTAAATTGTAAATTTCCTGAGAAACCATCTACAAACATACCACCTGCGAATGTTTGAGCATCAATTGATTTAGAAAAGCTAGCACACTCTTGAGCATATGGTGATTTAGCAAGTATCTGACCAGTTGGGTCTAGAACCATCATAAATCCACCATGACCTTGACAGGTTACTGCACGGATGATGTTTGCGTCATTACACAAGAACACATCCATTTTATCATTGTCTTTAGGTAAGTTAGCAGATCCCGATCCATCGATTACCTCAAAGAATGCTCTTAATAACGCTGTGATAACGCTACTAGCACCAGTGGTTACGGTATGTGTTCCGGAACCACCTGAAGTCGTAAACACAGCACTGCCAGATTCAGATGGGCTAACTCTAAATGATGTAGATGTCAGTCCTGAACTGATTACATAATATCTAGTACCAGCGGTAATACCATCCGGTAAAGATCCAGTTGAGGCAAATTCTACAGGATCATCCGCTAGTAATCCGTGTGCTGTAGGAGCCAAGGTTACAGAATCGATAGTAATAATATCAGCAGGATTGCCAAAGCTGATAGTACATGTTATAGGTTCAGTTTCTGATGTAAATGATCTGTCTATAATTTGAGCATAAAGATCTTGATACACTGGAACGATTTCTGTGTTATCGATGATCTTTTGCATCAGAGATTCTAAATAACCTAATACAGCTTCATATTCTGATAATTGTGTAGTGATAGCTACTAGAGCACTAGGACTTTGATAATATTTTAAAGCTGCTGAGATAGTTCTATCATATCCTCCATATTTCAAATCGAATATGAAAGAATCAACCAATAATCCTACATCACGTTTACATAATGTTTTATCATAAGGAAAAGAAGTAGTGAATGGAGCTATATTGTTAAGAATCTGGTAGTCCATCCAGGCAATAACTTCTTCTTGCATGAATGAACGATTTAATTCTATTAATGCTGCCGCGGCATCGTAGTTTCCTTTGTTTTTAATAGGAGGATAAACTGGACTCTCTGTATTCTCTAAATAGTGATAGGCATATAGATTTTCAGCGACAGTTATTCCGTCGACAGTTAAATCTCTACGGAATTTTTTAAATGCCCACGGACTTGAACTAGTTCCTGTACGCGGTCTAATAATTACACGTCTAAACTCATCACCAATGATAGCAACGTTTTGTGGAACTTTTAAAGGAAAGTTTTCTTCGTAAGTGCCACTCTCAATTAATACAGAAATTTGTGTAAGTTTTGTAACATCACCATAAGAAATTTCTTCACCGTCGATAAACGCACCAAACTGTATATCAACATCAAATATTTCACAACCGGCTGTGCCTATTGGATAAGGACTAGATCCTGTTGAAAGTTCACCACTGTGTGCTAAAATTTGTGCCAACGCACCTGATGTTTCACCACGTAAATATAATCCTTCACGTATATCTCTACCACGGAATGATTCTGGAGTACCACTTAGTACATCGCCTGTAAAATCTGTTCTTTGATTATTTGTGAATATAAAGAATCGTGGAAGATCAACTGTTAGAGTAGGAATACTTGTAAACCCATTGCCTTGGTCGGTGATTGTAATACCGACTACTTTTCCACCAATAACTTCAGCCGTACCGAATGCACCACTGCCGCCGCCACCTTCAATACGCACAGATACTAAACTATAACCAGAACCTTGATCGATAATATTAACGCTGTTTACTTTAAAAGTAAGATTAAATGTTGCACCAGTACCAATAGCACCGATGATCGGAGGTGCTGCAGAAGTTGTAATACTTGTTAATACTCCAACAGGCCCTGGTAAACTTGGACCTGTGTAAACACCAGAAGAAACTATTCTAAACGTAGAAATAGCACCCGGAGTTGTGAGAGTTGTTAAAACTTCAATACGACATGCTTCACCACCTGATGCAATAGTGCCGCCGGAGACAGTTAATACATCTCCTGGAAAATAGTTAGTACCGATACTATTCAATGTAGCAGTATCAACACTCATTTCAACATCACCATCAAAATTTATTCCCGATGTAGGTGATGTATCGATCTTATCTAATGTACAAGGAGAAACTCCGCTGTTATATGTTAAACGTTTTTTGTAAGGTCCTAATTCAACACGTGATTCTAAAAGTAATTCTTCAGCACGTTTAAGTGCTGCTTCAATTGTACGATAAGCATAAGCTAATGCACGACCTTGGAAATCTTTGCTAACCCCTGTTCTTTCGTCTTGACCTGAAGTAGCAACATATAAGTTAGCCACTGATCCGAAAGCAGAATTATCAACATATCTTTTAGTAGCAGCAACTAAGCCATCATATAATTCATCGTCTTCTGGTTCTGGATCTCGAGAAAGTAATAAAGGACCGCTCATGCGTCCTAATGCTGATGTGACAAATCCTGTGGCAGGATCAATAGCTTCAACGCCAGCTCTTGATAATTTGGTATCAACGTAATCTTTATTAGCAGCTTCATCGTCGGTGATCGGAGTGACTAAATCTCTAATACGATACTGATTGGTACCTGATTTGGCTGATAGATTGCCACCTAGTTGTGGACTTGTATCTGCTGAAATTTCTGAGAATTCAGAATTAATTACTATTTCACTGCCACCGTTGGCTGTGAAATCAATGCCAATACCTACACCAGGAACTAGTCTTTTGAATGTTAATCCTGATTCTGTATTGTTGACTGTAACTAAAGGAGTAGATCCAGTTCCTGGATCATTTTGTCCCACATAGGTATTTGGTGATATGTCTGATAGACCAACAAAAGTTAATCTTTCTCCTAACCCTAATGAACTATATAACTCTCTGAAATTGTCGTTGACCTTACGGAACGAGTCGCGAATACTGTCACCGGTACCGTCATTACCTACTGTACCGATATCTATAATTTTACGTGCCATGGTATACCCTACGATAAATGGTTGCTAGAATATTTATCCGATTATTTTGTAAGCCGAATGTAAATACGTATATGTTTTTAAGAAAATATCGTACAAAAAACGCTTATACAAGGGTCAGCAAGCTAGGGATATCGCACGAATATTATCGTTACAAGACTATAGCTGTAATGCGTTGTGATAACTGCGATAAAGAATTTAATAGAGATTTAAAACACATGGATGCTAAACGTTTAAGCAATAATTATTTTCATGTGTGTAGCGAGTGTGATCCTAAGAGATTTGCTCAACGTAAAGGGGTTGAACAGAAGAAAATATGGGATATGCCTGCTAGTACAGATTTACCAGTAGGTAGATATTAGACTGTAAAACTTTCCCCGCAACCGCATTCTGCTTTGGTATTTGGATTGTGGAACTCAAATCCTTCATTAAGTCCATTACGGGCCCAGTCCATTTCCAAGCCATCTATATACACTAGACTTTTTGGATCTACAAAAATATGAACACCGTGACTAACAAAACTTATATCGTGTTCTGTAGGAATGTCTACATATTCAAGTACATAAGCTAGTCCACTACATCCTGTTGTTTTTACACCAACTCTCAAGCCAATTCCTGTAGTACGTTTGGCTAAATGTTCTTTAACTTTCTTAGAAGCAACTTCAGTTAGCGTTATCATTTTTTGAACGGTAATCTGCTATCGCACTTTTGATTGCATCTTCTGCAAGCACTGAGCAATGTATTTTGACGGGCGGTAACGCGAGTTCTTCAGCGATATCTGAGTTCTTGATTGCAGTTGCTTGGTCAAGTGTCTTGCCCTTGAGCCATTCTGTGACAAGACTAGAACTGGCAATAGCACTACCGCAACCATAAGTTTTAAACTTCGCATCTTCGATTACGCCCTCATCATTCACTTTAATCTGCAATTTCATAACATCACCACAGGCAGGTGCTCCCACCATGCCTGTACCGACGTTTGGTTCTTCTTTAGAAAAACTACCTACATTGCGAGGATTCTCATAATGATCTAGTACTTTTTCTGAATATGCCATATTATTTCTTTCCTAGTAAACCTTTTGCTTTAGCAACAAGATTTGCTACTACCGCTGGTTGTGTTGTGTTCCAGCCGATTAATAAGCCTACTAAAACTAATAAAATTGTTGATAACATAAATTATCCTCCATGTAAACGGTCATTGATTACTGACCAATCTATAATCTTCCATTGATTTTCTAGGTATTTGTCTTTGGCACTTTGATAATCTAATGCCCAGGCATGTTCCCACCAATCAATTAAAAGTATTATATCGCTCCTTGTTTGATGGTTTTTGATAGTTTTAATACTACCATTTCGAGCAAGATAGGCCCATCCACTACCTTGTATTCCCATTACTACTTTTAGGAATTCTTCTTTAAACTTGTCAAAATCACCAAAATATTCGTTGATAAATTCACTAGAAATTCCACTTGGTTGATTTGATGATTTTGGAATTTGGTATTGTGCAAATAATATATTATGTAACTGTGCACCGGCTTCATTAAAATCTGGATCACCCTCTCCTGCGTTATATCTATCTACATAAGCACGGGCTAATTTTCCGTAATGATAGTTGATAGTATCTTCAGAGATACAGGGATCTAAATCGCCTTTAGCGTATTTGAGTTTTTCTTGCACTAATTTACCTTCTGCTACTGCTTCAGTTAGCATAGATTGATTAGTGGTCCATTTAATAAAGTCTAGAGTCATAATTGTATTTAACTATTTTAGTATGGTGTAAATAATATCACAAGGAGAAACAAAATGATTTTATTTTTAAAAAAACTTTTTGGTATTAGCACACCAGCAATTGAAACTGTAGAAACAATTAAAGTTTCTAAACCTAAGGCTAAAACAGCAGCTAAGAAAAAAACAGCAGCTAAAAAGTCCACAGTTAAAAAAGTAGCAGTTAAAAAGGCCCCTGCTAAAAAAATTACTAAAAAGTCTAAATAAAAGAAAAGCCCTTAGGGGCTTTTTTTATGACTTCTAACTTCTTGTTCTAATATAGTTTCGTCCATCCAAAGGTAAAGTGTAGCACGGGCATCCTTGCCTATCTCTATAGGATACCCTAATTCTTTAGCAATGACATAAAACTTCTTGCGTAGTTCTATAGGATCACCATCTTGAAAATCACTGTAATCCCACGATCCGTTTTCACGCACAGGTGTCATCACACGATCAACAAAGTAGTCTATTAGGTGTGGATCACTCCAGGGTGCAAATTGCACTAGAATCAATTACTTGACGGCCTCTGCTAATTCTTTGTAACCTGCCCAACTAGGATGTATACCATCCTTTTGTAATCGTTTGGTTGCTATAACAATATCGTTATGCTTTTCTGCTACTTCTGCTACTGTATGTTGAAGGTCATCGAGATTAACACCACTCTTGGGACTATTACCCATAGGTAAAATCCAATAGACACGTTCGGCCTTGACACGCGATCGCATGGCTTCTAATTCTTTACGAGTCCTGATATATTGATGATCGTTAGTACCTAAACTGATAATAACACTCTTGGCAGTTAAATCGGCATCTTTATACTTCTTGTTCCACTGCCAACTGTTGAGTCCGCCTGTGGCATATTCAGCACATTCCTGTCTAACATTATGTGTACCTACAGCAATACTATCTCCGACGATCATACAATCAATCATACTAGTCCTCGCTCTACTGCTCGTTGATGAAGTGCAAAACTTGCGAGATTTTTACCTTTACTCTCGCACATGATATCAAAATTTTCTAAGAATCCTAATGCCCAATCGTTAACGGCAGTATTCCAGTAGAAGTCGCTGTGTGCTCGGAGTTTAGATTTTTTGTACCCTGATTCTAGTAATACTGTCATGTCAGGAAGAGTGTTAGTATCGTGCCCCAATAATAAGTCTTCACGAGATACGCTGTAATGGCAAGTAGGACGAACGCCACGCCAACTTTCAAGAACCTGTTGAACTCTTCTGTCATCACTTGCGATATATTCTCCTTCTCGGATGAAATGATGGTGTATATCAAGAACGATAGGCACAAGATCATAAAGCTCAAGGCAAGTATCAAGTCCATGTTTCATCTCCTCATTTTCGATAGTGATTATATTACGTGCTTCGGGTGAGAGTTGGGGATATGCAGTTCTTATACCGTCTGGGCCGAGTCTACCTGCAATATGTACATTACATTTAAAGTCTTGGAATGTTTTGCCATAGCCCATCCAACGAGCCATGTCAGCATGATATTCAAATTCTTCTATACTTCGGACAACTATATCAGGTGTGCTAGACGCCAACACGCAAAACTGCCCAGGATGAAAACTAAGCCTAACATTATTCTTCCTAGCCATATCACCGACTTTGGTAAATTCTCTTTCGCAAAAGTCTCTAACGTCGCGCTGTTGCCAGAACCACCGCCAAGTAGGTTCAGTGTATACAGGAAGGATATCGCTAGAGAGTCGTACCATTCTAAGATTTTCATTTAAATTACCTACCTTTTCCACAAGTAGTCTTGTAGATTCTATATTTTGTTCAGCTAAAGACCATAGCTTTTCAACAGCTACCTCTTTATCTTGTCTATTTAACCAAGCAACGGTGGTACTACCTGTGTTGTAGATTTTGGCAGGATCGGTAGGTTTAATACCATTAACTTGTACAGGGTCATCGATCCACTTGCAGGCAAAACCAATACGTTTGATCATTTAGTTAATCTTTCGAGTAGGCGCAACAATATAAGATATCTCAACATGTAACTATTATACTATCTTTATTGCCAATTGTCAACTACAAATTTATCATTAATATCTTCTGGTTTTGGATCCCCATGAAATACCGCTACACAACATTCTGGGTGTATTATTGGATCATGAACATCACTTTTAAATTTTCTTTTGCCACTCACTAAAATCAAATCACTTCTACTGCGTATTTCCCATTTGTAGCTTTGTATCCATTCTCTAGGCCACCACTTGATTCGATCTTTGGCATGCTTCCAAATCCAATCTTGATCTCCATGTAATTTCATAGCGTCTCTGGGATTAGATTGGAATCTCTCCCATATATGTTTTTGGGTTCCGTGATTCCATGCCATGACACTGCTGTTAAGATTATTCCAATGAGGATGAAATTTTCTATTGAAATCTAGAATGCCTAGAAAGTCGTTGGTAAACGTTGTGACCAACTTATCGATATTTGCATGGATTATTACATCTAGATCAAAATATAAGATTCTATTACCTAAAGGCAATAAAGGATCAAACATATGAACCTTATGCCACCACCCTCTTTGATAGTTAGCATTAGGTTGTACTATCATCCTTACCCCGGGTATTTGATGTTGACTATCAGTAAGGCATACAAATTCATATGGAACAGTCATATGTCGTGCAACCATGTTTCTTAATCTTTCTACATAATTGTCGCCATACTTGTTACCAAATTTAACACATAGAACTGTAACTCCAGAATTAATGTGTTGTGTAGGAATCGAGAAATTTTCTACAATTGGTATAGGTGATCCGGCCTTTTCAAGTCTGCGTTCTGCCTTTAATCGTCTACGTTCTTCTTTAGTTAAATTTTCTTTTGACGATTCCATCTATAGCCACTAAATCTTCTAATATATTTTTAAGGTTGTCTAATTTGATCATGTTAGGACCATCGCTAGGAGCACGGTCTGGATCTTCGTGAGTTTCCATAAACACCGCAGCAACACATCCGGTGGCTACAGCGGCCCTCGCCAAGTAGGGCACCATTTCTCGATCTCCGCCAGACGTGAGTCCATTTCCGCCAGGCTGTTGTACAGAATGGGTTGCATCAAATACCACGGGATACCCAGTATATGACATAACGGGTAGACTGCGCATATCCACAACAAGATTATTATATCCATGAGTATATCCTCTTTCACATAACATAATGCGTTCATTTCCAGTTGATGCAATTTTTTTAGCAACATTAGTCATATCCCAAGGTGCTAAAAATTGTCCTTTCTTAACATTTACTGCGCACCCTGTAGCACCTGCTGCTAACAATAGATCAGTTTGACGGCATAAGAATGCTGGTATCTGTAGCACGTCGATACCGGCATCGGCTGCTAATTGTGCTTGATGTGTTTCGTGGATGTCTGTTAGAACCGGAATTCCAAACTTGTGTTTGATAGAATTTAAGATTTTCAATCCCTCGTCTATGCCGATACCGCGCATTGTATTAACGCTTGAACGATTGGCTTTATCAAAAGAACTCTTGTAGATAAGTTTGATACCTAAACTATCTGTAATTTCTTTGATAGCGCCTGCTGTTTGTTCGGAATGAGTTTGGCTTTCGATCTGACATGGTCCAGCGATGAGAACAAAAGGCTGTTCATTACCGATGGTAATATTGTTGATTTTAAATGTACGCATATTATATTTACCAGTGTCTGATAACGCCTGCTATAATGACGCAGTTGGTGATGATATAGAACAACACTATCAATGTTCTTATCAATGCTATACGATCAGCTTCTTCGTTAGTCTTGCCTTCTTTCTGACCAAGGGCCTTGGCCCAGATATGCCACGCTCTTTGAAACATTTAGTCTCTGTAAAATACAGAACGTGACTTAGGAGTTTCCCACCAATCGATATGATGTACACGAACATTAAGTGGTTGCATTTTAGTTTGAACTAATTCAGCAATCCAACTTGAAAGATTCTCACTTGTTGGTACAAACTCTACAACAAAAAATCCTTCATAATATTCGTATTCCGGAGTATTGGGTTCTAAATCTGTTAGATCTATTTTATATCCTGCAAAATATTCTGTGTTTGGAACTGTTACAGTTACTAGCTTACGATCGCCTACAATTTGATTATATAATGGATCATTACGATCAATAATAAATTGATGATCGATGTTTTCGTTAATCCATTTCTTTAGCCATTCTAAATGTCTAAAGTCTGTTACCATACCTGTAGAATCTAAGCCATCACCTGTTAAGTAAACTTGAAGTTTACCTTCATGCCCATGAAGATGCCTACACGCACACTTTAAGTCTGCTGCATATTCACCATTTAATTTTTGTGTCCAAACTCTGTGTCCATAACAGAATTCAAATGTTTTATCGATAATCCAAGTCATCTCTTGCCGTCCTTTCAATGTAAGTTTGATGACACGCAGAATGTTTAAAGTGGGTTGAATGTCATAGACCACTTTGTATATTATACAAGAAAAGTATTTATAGATCAACCATTAAATGGTTGAAATTTTACATTTGGTAAAGTCCATTGATTAGGCATTTGCCAATCTTGATTATTTAAGATTGTAAATGTTATATTAGGATAGTATTCGAAAACTTTTGATATTTGATATACCCAAAAAGAATAATCTATAGATTTAGATTCTGATTTAGAATAATTATTAGTATCTTTGTAGATGTTGTTTACTTTATTATTTGAAGAATAGAGATCAAATCCCAATAATTTAACTTCATTAAATCCTAAATTCGCTGAAAGCAATACAGCATAAGGACCGCTATTCCAATGTTCTGGTTGATCTTTCTTTTCTTTACCTTGATACGGTAATTGAGGAACAAGTTTCAATTGAGGGAATAGAGATAATCGATCTTTACGAATATAGATAGTAGACTGTACATTGTTTTTTAATGCTTCGTCAACCATTCTTTTATCGCAACAGATCAAATGATCGACTTCGATATCTCTGTGGATAGCATTACAGCCAATTAACGTATGATCTTGTTTGAAAATTTTTAGGTCAATATGCCTACGGCTTTCGCCATTGCCTATAACCAATGCTAATGACACGTTATCTGATTTCGCCGAATGCGTTCCAGAGACCTGGACTACCTGCTTTGGTACAAACCCAACCAACATATTGTCTTTGTTGAGGATTTGAATTCCAAACAATGTCACCTAGATTGTATACACCGTTTCTTGGAGGTTCGTCACCACTTAGATGTAGTTTATCATTAAATTTAATAGCACCACTTACATGTAGTTGAGCTCTTGCATCTGGAGTAGATACATTAACCCCTAACGTTCCGTGAACATTTACGAACACCGGTAAAGAATTTTTATTACCTAATAATATATCACCGTTAGCTGCTACAGAAATTCTAGGAGTGTTATCAGTGATAATATCAAACGGATGGGTAGCATGTGTGCCAACCATACCTCTGTTTGCATCTTTGCTGCCTAATAATACTGAGACTAGATTTTCAACGACTTCAAGAGCAGCATTTGGTTCTTCAGTACCAAGTCCTAGACGATCTGATGATGCATTATAGAAAAGATAATCGTTAACATTAAACGAACCATTAACAATTAATCCTCGTAATTTACCTACTTCTCTTAGATTACTTTTTGTAACAGTAGGTCCTAATTCTACTTCATCTAAAACTTTGATGTTATTAATTGAAAGGAATTTACCTTTCTGTATGTCAATAGATTCACTAGAGAAAATTCTATCAGGATTGCTATTGTAAACAAATTGTTTGGCATTGCCATGTCCTGTCCATAAAATTCCTTTACCATGAATATCACTACCATTGAATACTACAGAAATATCTTTCTCATATTTGATCTCGCCGATGATATTTGCTGCTTCGATAGTGTCTACTTTAATAGTTTTAGCGGTAACATCTGATAGTTCAGCAGTACCTTCAACTTTAAGATTATCTTTTACAACTCCAACTTTTAATTCAGGAATACTAACAGCGTCGTCTGTGATAGTTAATTTGGTCTTAGTTGCTTGATCGCTAATTCCTTGACTATTAAATCTAATAATTTTACCACCGTCAATATGATCACCAGATAAGGATCTTTGAGGAATTTTTTTAACTATCGCTAAAGGATCGCTAGAAAGTAGATCTGTATCTTGACTTTTTAAAGCATCACCTAGTGCGGCTAGGGCTTGATCGAGGTTGTTTTTATTCATAGTAATGTATTTATCCGTAACAAAAAAGCGGGCTTGATGCCCGCTTTGTAGGTATCACTATGTATATTTATTGTACTTTAAGTAGGATTGTATCTTCGTTAATACGTCCGTTGAGCTTGATATCTACAGCTTTGATATCCTCTAAGAACTTACGTAACTGAACCTTGCCTGCGTCTTTAAATTCTTTAAGTTGTTCTTCTGGTTTACGAAGAGTTTTTTGTACGCTCTTAGATTCGTCAAAATTAATGATACCTGTACCTTTAACACTGAGTTCGCTAAACTCAGCAGCAACATATTTTCCAACCTTACGAGTTTTGGTATTGTAAACCCATAATTCTTGGGAACCAATAATATCTGTAGGATTAATTGACACAAGTTTTAATTGTTCGTGTGTTTTTAGATATTTGAGTTTGGACACAATTTTTTCTTTAGGCTGTGCTTTTTTTGCACGAGGCGCACGATTTACTTTAGATTCTTGCATTAACATACCACAAGCATCAACTATTTCTTTATAGAATGTGTGTAGTTTCTTAATTTGTGATTTACTTAAATGACTGTAACCTTCTTTAAGTTGTTCATCTTGCCCTTGCTCAAGGTCGTCAAGTTCATTAAGTCCGTGAACATAAAAGTCACGTATAATCCTAGCATGTGCCGCTTTGGCTTCTTTTGCTTTGAGAAGATTGATCACTTTAATTGCTTTAGGATCAAACGATTCTGGATCTCTAGAAAAATTATCTAAAGCATCTTCGATATCATCGGTCATTTTTAAACTAGACTCTCTGACACGATCCTGGATAGTAGGTTGAGGTATTGATGCTTTTTCTTGAACAGCCTCTTCATCGTGATCATCAACACTTTCTTCAAGGACTCGAGCAATAGCACCTTTTAACCAAGCGACAGTACTTTTACCATTGTTAAAATCCTCACGCTCATCTAACATACCATTGTTTAAACAACTAGCAATAGCACCCATAGTTAAGTTAGTACGCCAATCTTTACCATTTTTATAGATCGCAATATCTTGTTTACTATAACCGTTAGCAGCCATCCACATAAGAATAGCAGGTTTAAGATCTTTGCCACTATAGTTTGTTCTGTAGTAATACATCACATCGCGGAAGTGTGCAAGATAGTGATCAGTAGTCCAACCTTCACAATGTTCCCATTTAAGTTGGCTCAGTGAGCGTTTTGGATTTTGTATCGAATCCGCTAATTCTTTAACCTTGCTCTTTTTCTTTGTTGCCATTATTCATCATCCTTAACTTGTAAAGATTCATACTCATCTTTAAGTTCCTGCATCTTTAGCGTCTCTTGACTTGGATACGGATATACCTCAGTCTTAGGTGTGCGTGGTTTACGTTTAGGCTTATTCTTCATGTCACTAGTATCCCAATTTAATCCTGCCCAATCTTTAACACCTGTAACTTCTTTGGGTAGATCATATTCATACTCTAACCAACGTTCACCATCCCATTCTAACGTACCATAGCTGGTTCCGAAGCCTGGGCTCCATGTACACTTGTAGTCACCCGGTACGGGTGGACGATTCTTTTTATTAAACTTAAATGATTTGGTCTGCTCGTAGTCTTCTGGCCAGTAGTTGATATAAGTGCTGACTGGCTCTGAATAGTTTTCCACGATCTCACCATCTTCAACGAGATAGAAATAGAAGTCTGAACTCTTACCATCAGTACCGCCACCCCAATTATCGAGGTCTTCACCATCATAGTTAACAGTATAGACAATATCTTCGTTGTCAACTTCATCATATACAAGAGTTAGTTTCTCCTGATCAAATGGCATGGTTAACGGTAATTCAGCTTCGAAAAAAGTACCTTTCTCATTACTGCGTCCGATAAACACTACACCGTCGCCAATTGAACCTGGCCAGTATTCATCATTGATCGATAGCTGTATATCAGTGCCATCGATACTGTCAAGATCACGATTTAGGATTTCATCACCATTTTCATCATCTACTTGGATATGTCCAGCACTCCTGCTAACACCATTAGTATGACATAGATCATCACACTCATGCCACGCACCTGGTTGGAATGGCCACATGTCTTCTGGAATCTTTTTGGCTTCAGCATAGTCATAGTCCCAAGCAAAGTCACTAACGCTAAGACGATTCTCTTTGAAATAATCGTAGATCTCACGGCTAACTGTTCCCATGACTGTTTCACCACCATATCCCCACATGCTGACTTTATATGTGCGTGGAGTAAACTTTAATGTGGCAATTAATTTTTCTTGTTCTGCTAATTTTTGTGCTTCTAATTCTTTCTTGGTAGGTTTTTTAGCTTTAGGAGATTTTGGTGCATCACCTGAAGGAAAAGGCCAAGCAGCTTTTGGTTGATTTTTATTTGCCATAATGATCCCTATTCTTTAGTAAAATTTTTTCAAGTAACCAAATGATATAAACAAATGCAAAAAGATGAGCTACATTGTACCATGCGATCATACTAAATCCTAGATACATAAACAAAAAGAATCCAATTCTAACAGCAGTGTTTTCTTTAACACGCAGATCTGTTGTTAATTCTATAAAGAAATCAACAAATACCTGCCATATCTTTTTAATTAAATCTAAGATTCTACTCATTTATTTTTACTTTTAATTTTATGTTCTAAACTTATT